GGCGGCGGCGCGGCCGCCGGGTGCGAGCGGCGCCGGGCCGGCCAGTGCGGCGGCATCGCGTGCGCCGTCGATTCCAAGCCAATTCAAATGGGTTGGGGCCGAAAGCTCATTCGAAATCGTCATCTGAAGCTCGTCGCCCTGGGCGAAGCGCAACACCCCGGCCGCGTCGCTGTCGAGCCGGCCGATGGCGCTGTCCAGCGCACCTGGCCGCAATGCCGCCGTCCCCGGCCGCAGCCGTAGCGCGAGCGCCTGCCGAACCTGCCCGGCGGCAGGCCTGAGCCCAGCCGCCAAGGCGGCGCCTCCGATAGCCGTCAGGATCGCCCGCCGTGACGGCGAGAATGACCATGTCCTCATTGGCTCATGCGGACCATGTTCGGCGGATGCTGTCCAGCGCCCGCCGGTCTTCGCACCCCCTTGCCCGGGCCGCGCCGCGCCCTCATGTCTCGCTGCGGCCCTCACTTTTTTGGCTCGCGAAGCGTTGGCTCCATGTTATAAGCCCGCCGCTCGCGGCCGTGCCGCCAGACCAAGCCGATGTGCGCTGCGGGCGTGGCGGAACTGGTAGACGCGCTGGATTTAGGTTCTACCCACCTTCCCCCTACGATTGTAGGACATTCCAAAAACACCGATGAAATTGGCGCAACTCGCGCATCGAAGTTCCTTGTCCAATCATACTACGATTGGAAGGAGACTTCGGTGACGTCGCGCTTGGGGACAACTCGCGGTACCAATTCGTGGACAAAGGAGAACAGCATGAGAACGAGCGGAGGCGGAGGCGAACGGGGTGGCTGAGACCGACTTCGACTGGCACTGCTGGATGCACATCTGGTCCTGCTACCTCTACGAGATCGAGAGCAACCCCGCGCTCACCGACGAGGACTACGACCAGCTCTGCGTCATGCTGCTCCGCTGGTATCCGAACCTGCCGGACTGGTATCGCGACCGCGTCACCGAGGGTGACCTTAGCTCCGCGACCGGCGCCGCCATCGCCCGCACCCTCACACCCGACGAGATCGCGCAGGCCCGTTGGTGGCGCGACGAGCACATCCCCGCAATACGGAAGGAAGTTGATGATCACAGACGCGCTCTTGAGAGAGCAGCGACTCGAACAGCTCGCCCGCGACAGGGGCGCTAACAAGGTACGAAAGCAGATCGCCGAGGCGCACAGAAGGGGACTTGGCGCTGACACACCGGGCGGCGTCGCCCTGATGAAGCGGGCGGTGGAGCCCATCACCAACGCCATCGCCGCCGCGCTGGACGACGCCAACAGCGGGCGCCCCGGCCGCCGGCACAGCGCCCTGCAGGTGCTCAGCCGGCTGCCCGCCGAGGTGTCGGCATTCCTAACAGTTCGCTGCGTGGTCAACGTGGTGTCGTCGACTACGTCGCTGACCAATGCGGCAATGTCCATCGGCTCCGCAATCGAGGAAGAGCTGCGCCTGCAGGCGTTCGACGAGTCCGTGCCGGGCCTCTACGCCACCATCATGCGCCGCCTCAAGGAGCGCGGTGCGGGCGCGGGGCACGCCCGCCGGGTGTTCGTCTTCGCCGGCAACAAGCACGGTGTCGACCTACCAATCCTCACGCGCACCGAGAAGCTGCACCTTGGGACGCGGCTGATCGAGCTGCTGGTCGAAGCGACAGGCTTCGCCAAGATCACCATGGTTCGCGAGGGTCACAAGACGCGGGCCATGCTCCAGCCCACCGAAGAGATCGCGAAGTGGGTTGAGGATCGCAACCTCCGCGCCGAGCTGCTGTCACCGCGCTATGCCCCGATGGTTATCCCGCCGTTGGACTGGGAAGGGCTCCGGGGTGGCGGCTACATCTCGCCGCTGGGCCTGCCGCTGGTGAAGCGATCATCCCGCAAACAGCACCGCGAGCTACTGGAGCGGGCGGACCTGTCGCTGGTGCTTCGCAGCCTCAACGCGATCCAGCGCACACCGTGGCGGGTGAACACTCGGGTGCTGGAGGTTATGTCCTCCGTGTGGGAGTGCGGGCTTGAGATCGCCATGCCGAACCGGGAGGACCGCAAGCCCCCGCCGAAGCCCGCCGGACACACCATCGCCGCCACGGCCCCCGAGGCGTGGGCGCGGGTGCCGCCGGACGAGAAGAAGCGGTGGATGCGCGCGGCGCGAACGACCCACGAGCAGAATGCCTCCAGTCGCGGCCGGAGATTGGACATCGCTCAGATTATTCGCACGGCCCAAGAATTGGCAGGCGAGGAGGCGATCTACTTCCCGCACCAGCTCGACTTCCGTGGGCGGGCTTACGCCGTTCCGGCTGGCCTCAATCCGCAGGGAAGCGACCACGCCAAGGCGCTGCTGACGTTCGCGCATGGCAAGCCGATCAACGACCCTCGCGCGGCCGGCTGGCTGATGATCAACGGGGCGAACCTCTTCGGCTACGACAAGGCCGACTTCGCCGACCGCATCGCGTGGGTCGAGGAACACACCGAGCGCATTGTGCGCCTTGCTGCGGACCCGCTCGGCGACCTGTGGTGGACCGAGGCGGACAAGCCGTGGTCGTTCCTCGCGTGGTGCTTCGAGTACGCGGCATTCAGCGAACACGGCTGGGGCTACGTCTCGTCCTTGCCGGTGTCGGTCGACGGCTCCTGCAACGGGCTGCAGCACTTCTCGGCGATGCTCCGCGATCCTATCGGCGGCGCGGCAGTCAACCTTGTGCCCAACAAGCTGCCCGCTGACATCTACCAGCGCGTGGCTGATCGCGTGATCTATAAGCTGCAGCAGCAACGCGACGATTGGGTCATGCGTGGCTGGCTTGACTTCGGGATAGATCGTAAGATCACGAAGCGGCCGGTGATGGTGCTGCCCTACGGCGGCACCTTCAAGTCCTGCATGGACTACGTCAGAGAGGCCGTCCAAGAGCGCAAGGACGGCACCGAGAACCCGTTCGGAGACGAACTGCCGAAGTGCGTCACGCCGCTGGCCCGCAACGTGTGGGACAGCATCGGCGATGTCGTCGTTGCGGCACGGCAGGCGATGGACTGGCTGCAGAAGTGCGCTCGGGCGGCTGCAGATAAGAAGCAGCCGCTGGCGTGGACCGCGCCGAGTGGCTTCCCGGTCTTCCAGAGCTACATGGACTACTCGGCGCGGCGCGTTAAGACGCGCCTGCGGGGGTCGTTGGTGTTCCTCACCATCAGTGAAGAGGGTGACACCATCAACCGCTCGAAGCAGGCGCTCGCCGTATCGCCCAACTTCGTTCACTCCATGGACGCGGCGTCGATGATGCTAACCATTGCGCTTGCCCTCGACAACGGAGTCGTGCAGTTCGCGATGATCCACGACAGCTACGGGACCGTTGCTGCCGATATGGACATGCTCGCGGCCTGCCTGCGCCACGCCTTCGTCGATATGTACGAAGAGCACAACGTGCTGCAGGAGTTCGTCGACGGGCAGCCCGACGAGGTGCGGGCCGATTGCCCGCCGCCCCCGCCCTATGGAGCCCTGAACATCAAGGAGGTGCTGAATAGCGAGTTCTTTTTTGCCTAATTACCTACAAATCGTAGATCATCTATGAAATGCGGGAATAGGTTACCCTCTCCCTCAACCAAAGAAACGGACCCCCTATGAAACACTCAATGACCATCCGAATGGGCGCTTCCCATTGGGACGCCACGCTCACCGATGGCACCTGCTTCGACTTCCGCCAGATGGACACCGCCGCCCGCAAGCGTTGGTACGGCGCCTTCATGTCGTCGGTCCGCAAGGTGTACCGCAAGCGGGGCGCCCACTGATGCGCATCGTGGAAATCCGCAACGACATCTCCCGGCGCGTGGTGCTGGTCGTCTTTACCGCCCTGCTGCCGGTGATCCTGCCGACGCTGGGGGTGCTGGAGGCGTTCTTCCGTGGCCTCCACGACGCCTACGACCTGACCATCCGCAACTTCGTCCCCATCTGGCGCGGCTCGACCGACATCAAGCTGGCCACGATCAGGGAGGACGGCAATGCATCCTGAGCTGATCAAGCCGACCGCCACCGAGGTCGAGACCGTCCGGGCCGCGATCAAAGCCCGCATGTGGCAGCGCACGGTCGCTCGCCGCGCCATCAAGGTCGTCGAGGGTGACGACCACTACCGCGTTCTGCACCCAACCAAGGGCTGGCGCTTTATCCACAAACGGAGACTTGGACTTGCTTAATCACTTCCTGACTGTCCTCGCCATCTTCGCGCTCACCATCCTCATGGTCGCGTTTGCGACGATCCCGGTGCTGGCGCCGACGCTCGTGGCATTTCTTGCTCTCGTCGCGCTGATCAACCTATACGACGCGATCTTCGTCATCATCGAGACGTTACGGGGGAAGGCGTGAGTCTGGCCGCCGTCGTCGCATTCCTGTCTGGCCTTGCCGCCGGCATCGCCGTCGTGTCGGTGCTGGCCGTCCGCGCAGCCCTCAAGGACCTCAACAACCTTTCATGAACCGCGACTTGATGAACAACGCCGACGCAGAGCACACCGCCCGCGCCGGCATCGACATCCTCGACCGGATGCAGAACCACCCGCAGCACATCCAGCCACTCGCCCTGTGCGCGGCCTTCCTCACCCTCGCCAATCACTACCGCGTTCCTGCTCAGGACCTGTTCACCGCCACCAAGAACATGATGACGGAAGAAGAGAACATCGCGGAGTTCAACGCACTGCGCGACTACGTGAAGTACGAGATCAGGCGTTGATGCGCGACCCGCGCCTGAGCAAGGCGATCCTGATGTGGCGGCTCGGCCACCGCATCCCCCTCACTCTCGAACTGCAACTCCTCAATGCGGGCTACGACGTGGCCCGCCTCGAAGCGCGCTACCGCGCATAAGGAAAGACACTGAATGGCAAACAACAAGCGACCGCAGGCCCCGAAGGGCACCACGTTCAAGGGCAAGTTCAAGTGGCCCAAGCTGAACGAGCCCGACTACGGCACCAAGGATTATCCGAAGCCGGACGGCGAGCACTCCCTCAAGCTGGTCGGACAGGTGAATGATCCCGAGGTGCAGGCGTGGATCGCCCGGTGGCAGCCGGTGCACGACGAGGCCATCAAGCGGGCCGAGGAGGAGTTCGCGAAGCTGCCTGTCGCCACGCGCAAGAAGCTTGGCAAGGTGACTGTCAATCCACTCTACACCGAGCTGTATGACGAGGAGACCGAGAAGCCGACCGGCGAGATCGAGATCAAGTTCGCTATGCAATACAGCGGCACGTACAAGAGCGGGCCGAAGCAGGGCAAGAAGTGGTTCCGGCGTCCCGGCATCTTCGACGCTCGCGGCAACGAGATGAAGCCGGCCCCGTCGATTTGGGGCGGCACCATCGGCCACGTTGCGTTCGAGTGCGGCATCAACAAGGAGGGCATGCCCGGCTATTTCATCCCCGGCACCGGCGCTGCGGGCCTTTCGCTGCGCCTCGCGGCTGTCCGCATCCTCGACCTAGTGAGCGAAGGCTCGCGTGACGCGGCGTCCTACGGCTTCGACAGCGAGGAAGACGGTTACGAGTACGACCCGTCTTCGGTTCAGTCGAACGACGATAGCGCTGGTGGCGATACCAGCAGCGAGCAGGGCGCGGGCGGCGAAGGCGCGGGTGGCGAGAACCCCGACTTCTAAGCTGCGAGGCTTGATCGAGGGCTACCGTAGCGGTCTTGAAGAGAAGGTCGCGGCGCAGCTCTCGGCGCTCGAAGTCCCCGCCCGATACGAGCAGTACAAGCTGAACTACGAAGTCCCGGCACGCAGCGCAACGTACACGCCCGACTTCGTATTGCCAAATGGGATCATCATCGAGACCAAGGGCCGCTTCGTCACTGCCGACAGGCAGAAGCACAAGATGATCAAGGCGACGCATCCCGACCTCGACGTGCGGTTTGTCTTCTCGAACCCCGACACCAAGATCGGGAAGAAATCGGCCACCACCTACGCAATGTGGTGCGACAAGCTCGGCTTCAAATACGACGCAAAGCTGATCCCCGTGAAGTGGATCAACGAGCCGTCGTGTCCGAAGCGCCTCGCGGCCAACAAGGCTGCATTCAAGTGACTACGAGGGAGGGCATCGCGCCCTCCCTCTGCTTTTCAGCATCCAACAAACGGAAAGACAGCATATGCAGAAGTTCAAGGTCGGCGACTTGGTTATCGTTCGCGATTACGCCAACAACCGTTTGAGCAATTACTTCAAGAACCGGATAGGCGAAACGCTCGTGGTTGACAGCGTCAACGGCAGTGGTTGGGTTGGCTTCGCCGACATCTCCACCTTTCATTGGGTTCCTGAACGCTTCGAGCCGGCGCCGAAGGCCGACGAGGTTCAGGTCGGCACCTTCATCATTTCGCTGATGAACGCGGACGGAACCCTCGCGCCGAACACCAATCCGCGCATCTACAGCAGCGACGCGCAGGCCAAGAAGGTCGCGGCGAAGATGGCGAAGAAGCACAGCGGCTCGTTCGTGGTCTTCAAGGCCACCGACATCTTCGAGATGCCGGTCGCCGAACCGACCCATCGCTCGCTCTGAGGGAGACGCCGAGCATGAAGTTGCAGTTCAAGGTTGGCGACATTGTCCGCGTCGCCACTCATCGCCATGGAAGCTACCAGTACGGCGACACTGGCGTCATCATTGAAGCGCGTCGCAATGACCCCGAATGGCCCTACCGTGTGGACTTTGAGGGTTACACGACCCCAACACCGACCGTTTCGACCAACAGCTACGCAGAGAGGGACCTGAAATTGGTTGCACCAAAGAAGCTCAAGGCATCCGACAACACCCGCAAAGACTTCCGCACGGTTGGCGAGAAGCCGCAGACCCGGATGCTGCTCGATCACTTCTCCGACAAGCGCTCCATCACCGCAGTTGAAGCGGCGGCGCTGTATCGCATCCGCTCGCTCAGCCGTCGCATCGTGGACTTGACGAAGGGTGGACATAGGTTCTCCAAGCAGCACAACGTGGACCCGACCGGGCAGCGCTATGTCCGCTACCACTACCTCGGACTGTCGTCGGGAGCTGTCGCTCGATGCTGATCGCGCTGCAGGTAATCCTTCTCGTTCTGTGGTTCACGGTCCTGCCTTCGATCCCGGCGTTGCTGGTATTTGCTCCGGCCTTCGTGCTGTTGGACATCCTGATTGTCGTTGCATGCTGGGCCGCGTGGAGCGACCACAAGCGCTGATCCCGACCTGAGTGTCTGAGGACAGCTACGCCATCGCGAAGGAGCCGTGCCCGGCGTGCGGCTCCCGCGACAACCTCGTGCGCTACTCGGACGGACACGCCTACTGCTTCAGCGTTGGCTGTGAGCACTACGAGCCCGGCGAAGGTGGCGACACCGAACGACATTTCAAACCGAACCGGAGACCTGTGCTCGACCTGATCGAACCCGGCCAATACATCGCGCTGACGAAGCGCGGACTATCCGAGGAAGCGTGCCGACGCGCAGGCTACTCGGCCTCTGTCTACCACGGACAAGCGGTGCAGGTCGCCGCGATTAAGGACCCCGACAGCGGGCAGACGATCAGCCAGAAGGTCCGCTTCCCCAACAAGGACTTCAAGTATCTCGGCGACGCCAAGGACGACCCGTTCTTCCTGCAGCACCTCTGGAAGGATGGTGGCAAGCGCGTCGTGATCACCGAGGGCGAGATCGACGCCGTCACCGTGTTTCAGGTGCAGCAGTTCAAGTGGCCCGTCGTGTCCATCACCAAGGGCATCAAGGGCGCGAAGAAGCAAATCCAGCAGAACCTCCTGTGGCTCGACAAGTTCGACGAGGTGGTCCTGATGTTCGACATGGACGAGCCGGGCCGGGCGGGCGCTATCGAATGCGCCGCCGTGTTCAAGCCGGGGCGCTGCAAGATCGCGCACCTGTCCATGAAGGACCCGAACGAGTTGCACCTCGCGGGCAAGGATGACGAGATCGTCACCGCGATCTGGAACGCGAAGTCGTATCGCCCTGACGGCATCGTCACGCTGGCCGATCTGCGCGACCGCATCCTCGCCGAACCAGAAGACGGCTTCCCGTGGTGGGACGAACGTCTCACCAAGCTGACCTACGGTCGCCGCCTCGGCGAGACGTATGCGTTCGGCGCGGGCACTGGCGTCGGCAAGACTGACTGGTTCACCGAGCAGATGATGTTCGACATGGCGAGGCTCAACCAGCCCATCGCCGTGTTCGCACTTGAGCAGCAGCCGGATGAAACCGGCAAGCGCCTCGCTGGCAAGTATGCGGGCAAGCGCTTCCACATTCCGAAGGAAGCCGGCGGCTGGGCTCAGGATGAACTGATATCGGCACTCGACGCCCTTGAGGCGTCGGGGAAGGTGTTCTTCTACGACAACTTTGGTGCCGCCGACTGGAACGTGATCGCCACCACGATCCGCTTCCTCGCGCACAGTGAAGGCGTCAAACTGTTCTACCTCGATCACCTTACGGCGCTCGCCGCTGCGGAGGACGACGAGCTGGGCGCACTGAAGCGCATCATGTCCGAGATGGCTGCGCTTGCAAAAGAGCTGAAGGTCATCATCCACTTCATCTCGCACTTGTCCCGGCCGAAGGAAGGCAAGCCCCACGAAGAGGGTGGGCGTGTGATGATCAAGCACTTCTACGGATCGTCCGCTATCGGCTTCTGGTCTCACTATATGTTCGGCCTTGAGCGCGACCAGCAGGCAGAGAACGAAACGCTGCGCGGCATCACCACGTTCCGGGTCCTCAAGGACCGCTACACCGGAGGCGCGACCGGGCAGTGCATTCACTACGGGTACGACGAGGGTGTCGGACGGTTGGTCGCTTGCGACAAGCCCGAGGAGCCCAACGACAACCCGTTCAGCAAACCGGAAGGCGTGAACACTGACTTCTGACGAATGCCACCCGTTGCATGTGAAGGGCGAGTGCTCGTTCAAGGTGTCGCTCGATCACATGCGCCAATACGCAACTCTGCAGGTCCTTCGAGGCAAGCAGCTCGTGCTCAGCTTCGATGTTCCATTCACGGCACTCGTTGAGGCCGGGCTGCGTCCGAAGAGCCGCTGACCCCACTTAAGAAAGCACGCTGGCTACCAAGCATTGAAGTATGACTTTGACTGCGAGACGGACGGCCTCCTAGACGAGCTGTCCGTCATCCACTCGCTGGTGCTCCGAGACATCGACAAGGGCCCCATCCATTCCTTCGCCAACCAACCGAACTACCCGAAGATCGACGAGGGGCTGAGAGAGCTGCAGGATGCAGACTTCTCTTGCGGCCATAACGTCATCAAGTTCGACATCCCCGCACTGAAGAAAATCTACCCGTGGTTCAAGCCGCGCGGTGAGGTGCAGGACACGCTGGTGCTGTCACGCCTGATCAAGGCGGACATCAAGGACGACGACTACCAGTTCATGAAGAAGATGCAAAAGGCAGGAACGCCGCATCTCTTCCCCGCCACGCAGATCGGCAAGCATTCACTCGAAAGCTGGGGCTACCGCCTCGGCGAGTGGAAGGGCGACTACGCCGATCAGAGAAAGCAAGAGGCGAAGGCGCTCGGCATCAAGGACAGGGCCGAGATCACGCGCTTTGTATGGGCGACGTGGAACAAGGAGATGCAGGACTACTGCGAGCAGGACGTTGTCGTCACTGCGAAGCTGCGTCAGTTCTTTTGGGACAGGCTGGCCCAAGGCTGGGGCGAGCGCTGCGTCGAACTCGAACACGAGATCGCTTGGCTGATCGCGCGACAGGAACGCTACGGAGTCGGCTTTGACGAGGCCGCCGCTGCGAAGTTCTACGCGCAACTGATCGGGCACCAGCAGCGCCTCTATGACGAACTGCAGAAGTCCTTCCCTCCGAAGACCGTCGAAACCGTGTTCATTCCCAAGGTGAACAACAAGAAGATGGGCTACGTGAAGGGCGAGCCGTTCATCAAGCGGCAAGTCGTTCCGTTCAATCCCGGCTCGCGGCAGCAGATCGCAGAGCGGCTGGAGGCGCTGGGCTGGCGGCCCGAGGCTTACGGCAAGGACGGCATCCCGACCGTCGACGATGAAGTTCTCAGCACCCTGAAGTACCCCGAGGCCGCCGTGCTGAAGGAATACTTCGTCATCGACAAGCGGCTCGGCGCCCTCGCCAACGGTAAGCAGGCTTGGTTGAAGAACTGCAAGAACGGCGTGATCCACCCTGAGGTGATCACGAACGGCGCAGTGACCGGCCGCATGACGCACCGCGTGGTAGTCAACGTGCCCGGCGAGGTGGATAAGAAGACCGGCGAGAAGCAGCTCTATGGTGGTGAATGCCGCGAGCTGTTCTGTCCCGTGAAGCGCGGCAACGTGCAGGTGGGCTGCGACGCCGACAGCCTCGAAGGCCGCGTCATGGGCCACTACATGGGCTTCTACGACGGCGGCGCCTACGCCACCTCGCTGCTGTACGGCAACAAGGCCGAGGGCACCGACAACCACAGCCGCACCGCGCAGGCGCTGGCCGAGTGGGCCTGTCACCGCGAGACCGCGAAGACGTACTTCTACGCCTTGGTCTACGGCGCATTCGACGCCAAGCTGGGGGACATCCTCGGCGCCACTGGCGGCAAGAAAGCCAAGGAGGCGGTCGGCAAGCGGAGCCGAGCTGCGGTCATGAAGGGCATCCCCGGCCTCGACAGGCTGGTGAACGCGCTGACCGACAAGGCCAAGCGCTTCGGCTACATCACCGGCATCGACGGGCGCAGGCTGCGCATCCGCTCAACACACGCGATCCTCAACACGCTGTTCCAGTCCGCCGGTGCGGTCGTGATGAAGGAAGCCGCGATCATTCTCGACACCGAACTCAGCGGAGTGCGGCCTAGCGTGATCGGCCGGCTTGGACACGAAGCCGCAACGAAGATGGTGCCCGGCGTCGACTACGAGTTCATGCTGAACTACCACGACGAATGGCAGCTCGACGTGCCGCCGCACAACGTGGAGACGGTCAAGACCGCCGCCACGGAAGCGATCCGCCTAGCCGGCGAGTGCTACAATTTCCGATGTCCGCTGAAGGGCAACGCGGACGTTGGCAAGAACTGGCGCGACACGCACTGACCCTCAGGGGTTTGTGTACATCCTGACCAACCCTGCATGGCCCAGCCACTGCAAGATCGGGAAGGCGCTCGACATGAAAGACCGCGTGAAGGTCTATCAGACGGGCTCGCCTTTCCGTGACTACAGGGTGGTCGCCTTTGCATACTTCGATGATCGCAAGGCGGCCGAGGCCGACCTGCATGCGCAACTGCGAGGACACCGCGTCGGCAACACCGAGTGGTTCTTCGTTCACCCCGACGACGCCAGCGCGGAGCTGCGTCGCATTTCACGACGATGGAGAAAGCATGAGCGAACAAGATCGCAACGAATGGTCAAACGCGCTGCGCAACAAGTACGGCATCGCCGTGCCTGAGGCGGAGCCGTCGTTCTTCGATCTGCACGAAGAGCACTACGGCGAGGAGGACGAGTGAGGGGGCTGCTGAAGCGCGAGAGGGTGACAGCGAAGATCGTCTTCCACAACAAGGCCATGGTACAGGCTGCAAAGCTGGCGCGGAAGTATCTGTCCTGCCACGACTTCAACGAAGCTGCCCGCTGGGCCGATGCCGCAAAGGCGCACAGGTTTGCAGCCGACAGCCTGCGAGAGTTGCTTGGCAACTGAGAAGCTGACCATCCTCGTTGATGGTGACATCTTCGCCTACAAGGCAGCCTGCGTAAACCAAGAAGACCTCGATCTCGGCGACGGGATCGTGAACTCGAAGACCAACCCCAAGCAAGCAGCAAGTGACGCGGAGAGCCTGATCGACGGCATCCTGATCACCCTATCGGATGCCTCGCCAAGGGCCACGATTGACCTTCATGTGTGCCTGACGGGGCCGCTGATGGAGATCAGCGACCGCAACTTCCGCAAGGAGCTGTACCCGACCTACAAGGGCAACCGCACAGGCCCGAAGCCGATCCTTCTGCCGTTCGTCAAGGAGCACATCCGCAAGACCTACGACACGAAGATCAAGGACGGGCTGGAGGCGGACGATGTGCTCGGCATCCTTATGACGCATCCCACGTTGCTGCCCGGCAAGAAGGTCGTCGTCTCCACCGACAAGGACCTCCTGCAAGTCCCCGGCCGCCACTTCAATCCCGACAAGGATGTGAAGCGGATGGTCAGCGAGGCGCAAGGCGACGCCTTCCACCTCACGCAGACGCTGACCGGGGACACCGTCGACAACTATCCCGGCTGTCCAGGCATCGGCCCGAAGCGGGCGCCGCCAATCGTAGCGCGGGGCTGGGCAGGGATCGTCGCCGCATTCGAGAATGCCGGCCTCTCCGAAGCGGACGCGCTGGTGCAGGCGCGACTCGCCCGCATCCTGCGCCACACCGACTACGACTTCAAACGAAAGGAACCAATCCTTTGGACACCCACTGCGTGACCCGGCCCGGCCATTGTGACCGTGCGAATTGCTGCATGGACGGCAAGCGACCGGGCGAGCGCTCCGACATCATCGTGAAGCCGTCCCACTACACCAAGTGGGCCATCGAGCCGATCACCTTCATCATGCGCAACAAGATGGAGTTTTGGCGCGGCAATATCATCAAGTACGCCGCCCGAGCCGGATCGAAGCGCTACGACGGGAAGGACGCAGTCCAGTCCGAGATTACCGATCTGCGGAAGGCCACCCGGTACGCCGAGATGCGCATCAACGAACTCAATGGAGAAATCGAGCTGTGAAGTTTAAGTTCCGTAACGACGAACACGATGCCCATGGGCGAACTGCATCCTTCGAGGATCACGAAGGCGACAAGTTCGAAGTCACCATCTTCTCCGACATTACCGACTGGACAAATTTCTGTTCAATCGTTCTCAGCGTCAATGGCGAGCACGTCGGGGTTACCAGAAAGCATCTGGAGCAGATCGCTGTCGCTATCCTGAAGGAACTTGGGGGGGGACCGTGGCGCGGCTTAACCGCAACCCGGCGGCTGAAGGGGAGGGGGGTGACAATAGGTTGCCCTCTCCCACAACCGCTACTGACCTCATCTCCCTTCCAGAGGTCCCTGCGGACCTCATCAATTACCTCATTAAGGTGTTCCCCAATACCCTACCTCCCGAAGGCTCCCCTTACAGTGCGCTTGATCGCGCTTGGGGAAAGCAGGAGGTGGTCCAGCACCTGATTTGGTTGAAGGAACAGATCGAAGAAGAGAACCATGTGCTTCGGCGGCGGATCAACTCCAGCCCCAGCGCAGGCCCCGGCTCCCCCGCCGCCGCCTCCCGCTGATACCCCGAGCGCTCCGGTCTACAACGAGAGCAACGTCGACGCGAAGGACGCGAAGACCTACGTCGAGAACAGCCGACGTGGCCGCAGCTCTCTCCTGATCAAGCGCAACCAGACAACCGGCATTCCCGACGCAGGCAGCGGCCTGAACATCCCAACGTAAGGAGCGACCCATGTGCATGGGAGGTGGCGGCTCGTCCGCCCCGCAGACTACCCCGCTCCCGACGCAGGCAGCCGGTAATTCAAACAACGGCGCGGACGCCATCAACAAGGCCCCGACACCGACGACCACGACGGTCGACAACACCACGACGGACACCGCGCAGACAGATCGCGGAGTCTCGTCCCTGCGCATCAAGCGCAACCGTGGAAGCACCGCCTCGGGCAGCTCCACAGGAACAGGTCTCAACATCCCGACCTAATGACCGAACCCGAACAGGGGGCGGCAAGGGCGCGTTACTCCCAGCTCGAAGCCAATCGGCTCCCGTTCCTCCAACGGGCTCGCGACTGCGCGACCTTGACCGTCCCGTACCTGATGCCGCCCGAAGGCATGACGGCAGGCATGACCCTGCCGACGCCTTACCAGTCCCTCGGGGCTCGCGGCATCAGGACCCTCTCAGCTAAACTCCTGCTGAGCCTATTCCCGCCGAACACGCCATTCTTCAAGTACAGCCTCGACGACTTCCTGATCCAGAAACTCACTGGCAAGGATGACATGCGGGGCGAGATCGAGAAGGCCCTCAGCTCTCGCGAACGTGCCACCATCAACGAGATGGAAGACGCACAGATGCGGCTTACCGCGTCGGTCGCGTTACAGCACCTCTTGGTGTCCGGCAACTTCCTCGTTCACATCCCGCCGAACGGCCGCGCTCGCGGCTTCCGCCTCGACCAGTTCGTGGTGAAGCGCGATGCGTCCGGCAACGTTCTCGAAGTGGTCGTGAAGGAGCTGGTCTCGCCTACCGTGCTGCCCCAGCCTGTAGCGGCGGCCGTCAAGGCCGACACCGCGAAGAAGCACGGCGCCGGCACGGAAGATAAGAGCGCCGAGCTTTACACGCGCATCGTCCGCACGCCGGACGGATGGGACGTGCATCAAGAGGCCGGCGATCAGAAGATCGAAGGCACCGAGGGCACGTATCCTCTCGACCGCTGTCCGTGGCTCGTGCTGCGGCTCGCAACGCAGCCCGGTGAAGACTACGGCCGGAGCTACTGCGAGGAGTTTCTAGGCGATCTCGACAGCCTTGAGGGTTTGTCGGAGACTCTGGTTGAAGGCTCCGCCGCAGCGGCCCGTATCGTCTTCCTCGTCAAGCCAAACGGCGTCACGCAGGTGAAGGTCGTCAGCAAGGCGAAGAATGGCGACGTTGCAGTCGGCAACGCCGAAGACGTGACGGTGATCCAAGCGCAGAAGCATGCGGACCTCGGTGTCGCGCAGAAGCAGGCGCAGGAGATCGCGCAGCGTCTGGCCTACGCATTCCTCCTCAACACCGCCGTGCAGCGGCAGGCTGAGCGGGTGACTGCGGAAGAGATCAAGTACATGGCGCAGGAACTCGATGATGCCCTCGGTGGCATGTACGCGCTCCTCTCGGCTGAGTTTCAGCTCCCCGTCGTGCTCCTCTTCGAGGACCGGATGGAGAAGTCGAGGCAGGTCGCGCCGCTTCCCAAGGGCGTCGTCAAGCCGACGATCACCACCGGCATGGCCGCAATCGGTCGCGGCATCGACCTTCGCAACCTCCGTGCGTTCACGGCGGACATCGTTCAAACCCTCGGCCCCGAGGTAGCGTTCCGCTATCTGCAGCCGACTGAATACATCAAGCGTGCCGCTGCCGCCTATGGCATCGACACTGGTGGGCTCGTGAAGCCTGACCAAGTGATCGCGCAGGAAGAGCAGATGGCGCAACTTCAAGCCCTCGTACAGAACCTTGGCCCGCAGGCCCTCTCGGCAATGGGAGGCATGGGCAAGGAAGTCGTGAAGGGCGCAATGCAACAGCAAGGTGCAAATGAGCAGACAAGCCCCCAAGGCTGATACTCCCGCTGCAGCAGAACCCGCCCCGGCCGTGAAGGTCGAGGAGGGCACTGTCGATAACGCGGCGGTCAACAACCCCGCAGAACCCAAGTCCGTCTCCAAGGACACGTTCGGCAACCAGATCGAAGAGCTTTAATGAGCACTGCTTCCGTCTCTTTCCAGCAGGCTCCAACCGGACCTGAAGCTCCGGCCACGGACCCGACCAAGGACCTCAATGCGCAAGCAACGAACCCCGCCGCTGCTGGTGGAGGGGCCGATACCGACCGGCCTGCATGGCTCCCGCAGAACTTCAACACGGCCGAAGACCTCGCCAAGTCGTACTCCGACACGCGAGCGGAGCTTACCCGTGCCCAGCAGGAACTCGCCCAGCTCCGAAAGGCTGACCCCGCAGGAGAGTCGCCGAAGGCTCCGGGGGCAGAGCAGCCTGCGCAGACCGAGGCCGAACGAGCCGCAGCCGAAGCCGTAACCGGCGCCGGCCTCGACGTTTCGACGTGGCAGCAGGAGTTCAACGAGACCCGCGACGTGTCCGAAGAGGGCCGCGCGAAGATCGCGAAAGCTCTTGAGGGCCAGTTCGGCGAGAACGCCCGTGCGCTCGTCGACGACTTCATCGAAGGCCAGCGCATGCGCCTCGCCAATGTTGAGGCGCAGGTTCACAACGTGGCTGGCGGCAAGGACCAGTACGCTGCTATGATGCAGTGGGCCGGCTCGAACCTGTCCGACAGCGAGGTCGCCGCCTACAACAAGGTGATGGGCTCTGGCGACTTCAACGCGATGTCCCTCGCGGTTGACGGCTTGAAGTCCCGCTTCACGAAGGCGAAGGGCTCGGCCCCTAACCTGATCAGCGGCGACAACAGCATCGGCAACACGAACGCTGGCTTCACCTCGACCTTCGAGATGACGAAGGCGATGAAGGACCCGCGCTACGGCAAGGACCCGGCCTACACCAAGTCCGTAGAACAGCGGGCGATGCGTTCCAACTTCTGATGGTTCGCGTTCCCACGTTCGAGGAACGCAAGCAGCATTATGCGGGGCAGTGGTCCACCATGAAGGTGAAACCCGAAAGGGTCGCCTCGGTGGACGCTGCCGCGCGTCGCTTGCTTTCCAACAAGACCCGCTACCAGACCATCGAGAAGGCATCTGGCGTTCCGTGGTTCGTGGTGGCTGCCATCCACCAGCGTGAAGCATCTGGCTCGTTCGCTGGCGTCCTCCACAACGGCGAGAAGATCATCGGCACCGGCCGTAAGACCAAGCTCGTCCCCGCCGGCCGAGGCCCGTTCTCCACTTGGGAGGGGGCCGCCATCGACGCCCTGACGATGCACCCGATCAGCAAGAACAAGAGCTGGTCCATTGAGCGCATCTGCTACCACGTCGAGCAGTACAACGGCTGGGGCTACTGGTGGCGCGGCGACAAGTCGTCCGCATACCTGTGGGCTGGCACTAACATCGACGGCGGCGGCAAGTTCGTTGCAGACGGTGTGTGGTCCTCGACCACGCAAGACTCGCAGAACGGCGCGATGGCCACCATCAAGCGCCTGTCCGAGCTTGATCCCTCAATCCGGTTGTTCAATGAAGGTTATTCTCCTGTCGCTGTGGCTCCGACTTCGGCCCCCAGCGCCCCCACGTCTTCCAGCAAGCCTCTCACCGCCAGCGTTGATCCGCAGCGTCAGGTAGGCGGCGTGTTGAACGCGGCGTTCAAGCTCATTCAGTCAATCCTCAAACGCAAAGGCTAATCCCATGTACCGACGCTTCTGGCGGCGGTGTGGGCGGCTTCCTCTGTTCCGCCTCGGCGGGGCATTGATTGTTCTAAGCGCTCTTATCGACACCCTCGACGCCCTTCTCGGACTCGACCTCGCATCGCTCGTTCCGGGTCGCTACGATCCCGGCAAGGTGGTCGCGGCCATCGGTGCGGTGAAGATCGCGCTTCGCTTCGTCTTCATGCTCGGCACTGCATTCGCCCCGAAGGGTGACCAGTGACGATCCTCTCGTGGCTCTTCGGCTGGCTCTTGAAGTTCTCTTCGAGCAAACTTGTCGGGCAAGTCACCGACTACCTGACGAAGCGGTCGAACGACCAAGCCGCCATGCACGGCCAAGACACCACAGCGGCGACGCAGATCGTCGTCGCACAGATGCAAGCCGAGATCGCGGCTCGCGGCGAGCAACAGAAGTTCTCGTCGCGCCACGACAAGCTCGTAGCTTGGATCGCGGCACCGTTCATCCTGCACGTCTGGATGCTCGTGCTCGACAGATGCTTCCATCTCTCATGGAACATCGAGATGCTTCCCGATCCGCTCAATGAGTGGGAGGGGCGCATCCTTCTTTCCTTCTTCATCGTCGCGCCGGTCGCAACCATCGCGAAGGCCGTCGCGGCGAAGGTGTGGAAGTAAGCTGACACGGCTCGCGCCTCTGCTCTCCCTCCCGGTATCCAACCCGGTGACAGGTACGCGCGAGTCCTCGTTGGGTTGTAGCTCAATCGGTAGAGCAGAGGATTGTTAATCCGAAGGTTGATGGTTCGAGTCCATCCTTCCCAGCCATCTCTCCAGTGGAAACGACGTGCCCCTTCTAAGGGGGCGTTCAAGGTCCAAGACCACCGACTATCACGAGACCATTTGGCTCGCGCTTGATGCACCCGAGGGTGCTTCGAGGCGAATTACCTCGTGCGTTTCCGATGTCGGGTTCGAGGCAATCCTCAAATCCACACTGGAGACTTTAATGACCGACACTGTTGTGTCTCGCACCGGCCAGATCAACCATACTGGCGATGCGCTTGCTCTGTTCCTGAAGGTGTTCTCGGGTGAAGTCCTCACCGAGTTCGAGCGCACCACGCTGTTCACGGACAAGCACTTCATCCGCGCAATCACGTCCGGAAAATCGGCTTAACCGTCTTAGTGACAACTGGGTCGATTAAAATCCCCGTAAACTCGGGGGAACCCATTGTGGGCAATCCCGAGCGAAGGCAGCGCAACACGCGCGAACGTGTAGAGACTAGACACGGGGACAACCTCAAATGCACGGCTTGTGAGACCACGAAGCCCACTACTGAATTCTACAAGAAGGATAAGACAGGTCGCCTAGATAGCACCTGCAAGTCCTGTAGGATCATCAAGCAGCGGGAGAATACCCTCGGAGTAACCGAGGCTCAGTATCGTGACTTCTACCACAAGCAGTCAGGCAAGTGCGGCATCTGTCAACGCCGCATGTACTCGAAACGCTACAAGCGCTTCGCGGTAGACCACTGTCATACGACAGGGCGCATCCGTGGGCTCCTCTGTGGCAATTGCAACACCGCGATAGGTTTGCTTCGAGATAGCCCCGAGAACGCATTACGCGCCTCGGAATGGTTGAAGATATAGTCCGACACTCCGAGCAATCGGAGATAACAGGGGAAGCAGTTCCCACTGATTGGTAAGGCGTCCAGCCGCTACCACACGCCCGGCCAGTGGATCGATGGCACCGTCATCGACCACGCGGAGAAGGTGATCACCATCGACGATCTGCTGATCGCCGACACCTTCATCGCGAACATCGACGAGGCGATGAACCACTACGACGTTCGCGGCCCCTACTCGCAGGAGCTGGGCCGGGAGCTGGCGCAGGCGTTCGACACCAACGTCGCTCGCGTGATGGTCCTCGCGGCCCGCGCGTCCAACCCGCTGTCCGGCCGTCCGGGCGGCACCCGCATCAGCAACGCGAACATGGACACGGACAAGGACGTGCTCCGCACCTCGCTGTTCTCGGCGGCTCAGAAGCTGGACGAGAAGAACGTTCCGGCTGCGGAGCGCACTGCGTTCTTCCGCCCGGCGCAGTTCTACATCATGGCGCAGGACACCACGCTGGTGAACAAGTTCTACGGCGACACCGGCGCCGACCTTGGCAAGGGCACGCTGGAGACCGTTGCCGGCTTCCCGATTGTGAAGTCGAACAACGTGCCGGGTGTGAACGACACCGCCAACACCGCCGTCCACTCCAAGTACCGCGCTGATTTCAGCACGACCGTTGGCATCATCTCTCACAAGATGGCAGCCGGCACCGTCAAGCTGATGGACCTCGCGATGGACGCCCAGTACGAGCCCCGCCGTCAGGGCACCTTCATGGTCGCCAAGTACGCGGTGGGCCACGACTGGCTGCGCCCGGAGTGCGCCGTCGAACTCTACAAGAGCGCCTAATCGCTCTTCGCCCAGCCGGGGACCTTCGGGTCCTCGGCTTTTTTCTTTTCAAAGGACAGCAATGGACACCACTGCGCTCGCTCCCATGACGGAGCTTGAGGCCATCAACGACATGCTCTCACTGATCTCCGAGAGCCCGGTGGCCTCCCTTGACGAAGCCTCGCGCGTGGCGGACGCGCAGGTCGCGATGCAAATCCTGCGCCGCGAGAACCGCACGGTCCAGACCCATGGCTGGGATTGGAACACCGAGAAGGACCTGGCGCTGTCGCCCGACATGGACGGCAACATCATCCTCCCGAAGAACACGATCAAGGTGGACCCGACCGACCCGCAGCTCGACTACGTCATTCGCGGCGGCAAGCTGTGGGACCGCACCGGCAAGACGTTCAACATTGGCAAGAAGGCCGTTCTCACGATCACCTTCGTGCACCCCTTCGAGGATTTGCCCGAGACTGCACGGCGCTACATCTCAATGGCGGCCGGTCGCAAGTTCGAAAACCGCACCATCGGCGACGGCAACTCCCACCAGATCAACGAACTCGACGTGCTTAAGGCGTGGGCAATCCTCCTGCAAGAGGAGTGCGACAACTCCGAAGCCTCCGTCCTGCAATCGACCACCGTGCGTCGCATCTCGCACGGCCGCTTCAGGTAATGACCAAGCCAGTTTCTGGAACCATCCCCAACCTCGTCAACGGCGTATCTCAACAGGCACCAGCGCTTCGACTGCCGACACAGGCAGAGCTGCAGGACAACTACTACTCGACCATCGTCGAGGGCCTGAAGGATCGCCCGCCGACCGAGCACATTGCGAAGATACTCGAAACCAAGCCCGACAGGGTCTTCACGCATATCATCAACCGGGACATCAACGAGAAATATCTCGTCGTGTTTGACCCGGATGATGGCATCCTGCGCGTGTTCGACTTCGAGGGGGTGGAACGGGAAGTCTTCTATCCGCGAGGCTTCGGCTACATCGACGGTGCCGACGCTGCCACTCTGCGGGCCGTTACGGTAGCAGACTATACCTTCATCACGAACACCACAGTCGCCACGCAGATGGACGACGAAGTGCAGCCGCTGCGCAAGCCGGAAGCGCTCGTCAACGTCATGGCCGGCAACTACGGCAAGACTTACGCGATCTACATCAACGGTGTCCTCGCCGCATCGTATGAGACGCCGGACGGCGACGTGGCCTCAGAGGCCCCCTACGTCGACACGGTGTTCATCGCGAACAAGCTGGACGAGGCGCTGACGGCCAACGGCTTCAACAGCAGCGGCTGGCACAGCAATCGCTATCAGAACGCCATCCACATCTTCCACGAGCTGGGCGTGAACTTCAACATCGAGGTTCAGGACGGCTACAATGGCAACGCCATGAAGGCGGCAAAGTCGCGCGTTCAGCGCTTCTCCGACCTCCCGCAGTTCGGCCCTGACGGCTTCGTCGTCGAGGTGATTGGCGACAAAGGCACGACCGGCGACAACTACTACGTCCAGTTCCAGAAGGGCGAGGACGGCCCCGGCGTGTGGAAGGAATGCGTGAAGCCGGGTGTGAACCTGTACATGAAGGCGGCGACGCTACCGCACGCTCTGATCTCCGAGGCGGACGGCACGTTCACCTTCGACGAGATCGAGTGGGACCCGCGCAAGTGCGGCGACGAGGACAGCTCGCCGGACCCGTCCTTTATGGGCGACTACATCGAAGACGTGTTCTTCCACCGCAATCGCCTCGGCTTCCTGTCGGGTGAGAACGCGATCATGTCGCGCAACGGCTCGTTCTTCGACTTCTTCCGCACGACGGCCTCTGCCGTGCTCGACGACGATCCAATCGACGTTGGCGCATCGCACGTCAAAGTCTCCCTGCTGAAGCACGCCGTGCCCTACCAAGACCAGCTCGTGCTCTTCTCGGAGCAGACGCAGTTCACCCTCGGCGGCGGCGATCTGCTGACGCCGAAGACGGTCTCGATCCGCCCTCAGACTGAGTACGTCTGCGACGGCAACGTGCGCCCGGTCGGCATCGGCCAGTCTATCTTCTTCGCCGCAAGGCGGGGGGATTGGTCGTCGCTGTGGGAATACAATATCGACAAGGTGTCGCAGACCGCGTCGGCTGCCGAAGTCACCGCGCACGTCCCGGCCTATGTGCCGAAGGGTGTGATCAAGATGGTGGGCACCTCGAACGAGAGCGTGCTCGCGATGTTGGCGGATAGCGACCCGACTCGCGTCTACGTCTACCGCTTCTACGTCTCGACGGACGGGCAGCGATTGCAGGCGGCATGGCAGAGGTGGGCACTGCCCGGCAACCCGAGGGTCCTGAACATCCAGTTCATCGAGAGTGACCTCTACGCCGTCGTCGAGCGGGAGGATGGCGTGTATCTTGAGAAGATCAGGATGCAGCCCAACGCCTTCGACGAAGGTCTCGGCTTCCTTGTGCACCTCGACCGCCGCGTCCATACGGATCGCCTTGCGGCTCCTGTGTACAGCCCAACCTACGACTACACGGTCTACACGCTGCCCTACATGCCGTCCGAGAACATCGTGGCGGTCACGTCCCCCGGAGGCTCGACGCTCCCGGCCATTGAGCTGCCCGTCGCTGTGATCAGCACGAGCGGCCTTCAGGTGGCGCTGCGGGGCGACACGAGGACAGCGAAGGTGTGGTTCGGCGAGCCGTATCAGCGGCGCTATCGTTTCTCGCGCCTGTTCCTCCGACAGCAGTCGCCCAACGGCGGCAGCACGGCGGTGCAGAGCGGGCGGCTGCAGCTCAAGCAGATGACGCTGGCGCACAACAACTCGGCCTACTTCAAGGTTGTGGTTACGCCCGAGGGCCGCGCCCCCTACGTCTACGAATACACTGGACGAACTCTAGGCGACGCCAACAACATCCTCGGACATATCCCGCTCCGGGCCGGCAAGTTCAACGTGCCGCTACTGTCGCGCAACGACAGGGTCACGATTGACCTGATCTCGGACAGTTGGATGCCTTCGGCATTCATCAACGCGGAGTGGACGGGCATTCACAACGAAAGGGCGAGAGGCCTTTGAGGGGATACGTGCAACGGGCAACCGTTGAGGACGTGATCTACATCGCCAAGAACCTGAGGCAGGCGGATCGCATGGAGTGCGACGCTTCGGCGGGGATGCCCCCGGAGCAGGTCCTGCCTCAGTCGGTCGGGGCCGGTCGCGATGTGTGGACTTTCCACCGAGGCGACGGGCTCCCGGTCGGCGTGTTCGGCGCAGACCCGACACCCATCGCGGAAGTCGGCATCGTATGGATGGTCTCCACCGACGTGGTGACCCAACACAAGCGCGAGTTTCTTACGCGGTGCCGGCCCTTGGTGCTGGCGCTTAACGAGCAATACCCGATCATCACCAACATGGTGGATGCGCGGAACACCCTACATCACCGCTGGCTCAAGTGGCTCGGCTTTTCCTTCCTTCGCCGGATCGAACATTGGGGTGCGCGTAGCGTCCCCTTCTACGAATTTGCAAGGATGAAACAGACATGTGCGTAATGGCACTTGGAGCGCTCGGCCCCCTCTTGGGTATGGTCAGCAGCATTGGCTCTGCGATTGTCGGCTACGCCGCGCAGAAGCAGGCTGCGGACGAGCAGAACGCCTACTACGCGCGGAACGCCAAAGCCGCGCAGATGGCCGCCGTCAATCAGTACGCCAACCAGCAGAACGCGATCATCCAGAAGCGCAACGAAGCCTCGCAGCAGGTGGAGGAGACACACATCGCCGCCATGAAGGCGCGAGGCACTGCGTGGACTGCGGCTGGCGAGAGTGGCGTGACCGGCCTCTCTGTCGATGCCCTCATTGACGACTACTACGGCCGCGAAGGCCGCCGCGTCGACAGCATCGATCAGAACTACGAGATGGACCGCGACTACATGCGGGCCAACATGGAAAGCACCCGCGCACAGGCCGAGCAGCGCATCAACAGCGTGCGGCAGGCTAGTGAGCCTTCGTTCGCCGATGCCGCGATCCGCATCATGTCTGGTGTGGCCGGCGGCTTCGGGCAGATGGCGAAGGCAGGCTTTGGCGGTGGCGCTACACAGGAGTACGCATACTAATGGCTAAGGGACGTGTGCAGGCCCCCGAGATCGAGGGGCCGGTCGCCCTGCGATCCCCCGGCGTGCCCGGCGACACCTTCACTGGTGCTCCTCAGGCTCCGATTAACACCGACCTGACGCGCCTTGCGGATGCGCTGAGTGGCTTCAACAGCGCCATCTCTAAGTGGGGCACACAGGCCGCCGCCGACGAGCGCAAGCGCCGCGCGGCGGAAGAGGCCGCAGCGGTGGAAGGGCGACTGGCGCAGATGTCGCCGCAGGACGTCCTCAACTACCGCAAGAGTCCGGAGTATCTGCCGGTCCTCGATCCGCATGCTCGCGGCGTGGAGGCCAGCGTCTACGGCCAGAGCCACGCGCAGGTGATCCAGCAGCAGATCGACGCGCAAATTAGGGCCAACGAGATCAAGCTGGACGACCCGAACTTCAACGCGGTCGGGCTGTTGCAGGGCCACGCCCGGGGCGCCGTCGACGATATCAACCAGCGTTACGCGAACGACCCGCTGGCCCACAAGCTGGCTATGGAGGGCTTCCGAAAGACCTACGACGGCTTCTACCGGACGTATGCCGAGCAAGCCATGAAGGCCCGAAGCGACGCGATCATGGCCACCAACATGGGCGCGGCTCGCCGCTTCTTCGACGCAGCCCTCACGGCCGGCACCGCCGCCAACAAGAGTCCAGAAGAGATCGCACAGACGTGGTCGCAGGTGTCGGCCGAGTTGGGGCCGCGAGGGTCCGCCAACGTCCCCTACAAGGCCATGAAGGGCATCAAGCTGGACCTGCTGGAAAACGCTGCGGCCGACCCGCAGAAGGTCGTCAAGGTCGAGGGCATTCTTAGGGCCGAGCAGTTTGACGCTGACGGCAAGACGAAACTGCCCTCGCTGTGGGACGATCAGTCTGACGAAGTGGTTGAGCGTGTCCGCAAGATCAGGCAGACCGCGAAGAACACGCTCGCTAAGAATTGGACGGACAACTACAACACGCAGCTCGAAGACGCCGCCTTTGAAGCCTATCGGCGACAGGACGGCTCGGCCGCTGCGATCCAGCCGCGTCGCGAGCGGAACCCCGTTTCGGGAGAGTTCGATACGGTCGGCGAGAACGCGCAGACGAATGCCGCCAAGCGCTACTTCACTTGGTCGCAGGCTGACGCTGCCTCCGGGCGCGATCCTAATATCGTCCTCGACCGAGAGATCAGGGTGGCACAGCACGCCAATATCCCGATCCCACATGTCAAGCAGATGTTGGATGACGTCACCAATCGCGTTGTCGATGGCTCGCTGTCGTCGGACTTCAACGGCCGCCAGCAGGTTATCTCGGCGTACCAGACGTGGCGCGGCATGGTCACCCATAGCCGCCCGTGGTCTGAAACGAAGATGGAGTTGGCGAAGAGCACGAAGGAGTTCTTCAACGCGATGGACGTGGCCACCGGGCCGATGAAGCTCGACGCCGATCAGGCGGTCGACTTCGCCGCCGGCATCGCCCGAAACCCGCTTGCGAAGAACGAGCCCGACCTGCTCCAGCGCAAGCTGAATGAGATCAACGCACAGGTGGCGAAGCTGCCTTCGGACGCCTCGTTCATGTCCCGCGTGTTCGGCAACAGCACCCCATACAATGCTGGCTTTGTGACCAATCAGGTAAGTGAGGTGGCCCGCATGCTCGCCAAGAGCGGGCAGTTGGACACCGACACCGCGATCAAGCTCGCGAAGGACTTCGTCGCGAAGAACACGTTCCAAGTGAACGGCTCCGCTGTCGCGTCGGTGCCGAGCATGAGCGCTGACGCCGCCCGCAAGTTCATGATGGCGAAGATCGACGAGCTGTATCCGACGATCAAGGAGAGGTTCGACTACAAGGACCTCAAGAAGGCGGACATTGCGATCTACGACAAGGGAGACGGCACCTACGGCCTCCGCGACAAGCGCACGTCCCTCGACATCCGCATCCCGACACGGACACCGGATGGCGTGGAGTGGCGCGGCGACATCACCATCCAGCCGCGCGAGCTGGAGGACATGAAGACCAACGCCGAGCGCCTCTCCGTCGAGCAGATGAAGTCGGATAACGCCATCAACTCGATGCAGGCGCTTCGAGATGCCCACGACGCCCTCGAAAGGCGCGAGCGGGGACTTGAGAAATCCAGCCTCGGCGGCGCGTTCTACGCCGCGCAGAAGCGAGCGATTGAAGAGCAGCGGGCGAAGCTCCCGCCGCGACCCGAGCCTCCTGTTGGTGAAGACCCGAACTGGATCATGCACCCGCCGAAGGCCGCCGACGTTCGAGCCAAGCGCCGCGCTCTCCGAGAGGAACAAGAGCGGCATAAGTAACACCCAGTGGGGAGGGCTGCGGCTCTCCCCATTTTCATTACACCTCAAGGATCATTGATGGACGACCTCGCATTCGAGATCGGCGCGGCCCTCGACACGCTGACGCCGCTGCCCGAGCAGACTGCTCCCGCTGAAACCCAAACAATTCCTGCCGAGGCACCTGAGAAGGCGCCCGCTGTCGAGCCCGAAGCTCCGGTGACTTCCGCCGTCGAGCAGCAGTCGGCCGCTCCAGCCGTGGCGCCGCAGGACCCGAACCCGCTTCCCGGCACCCACCTTGACGACCCCGACTTCGACCCCGCCACCGTGCAGGGGCCTGAACAGCTCCCCGCCGCGACCCTCCGCGCCATCGAGACCGGATGGGACTTTGGTAATCTGTCCGAAGTGAAGGGCATGGTGATCCACCACACGGCCGGTCGAGGCACCGTCGACGGCGTCGTCAGCACCCTCAACCAGCGCAAGCTCGGTGTGCAGTTCGTCATCGACCGCGACGGCTCCATCTACCAGCTCACCCGCGACGGCGGGAAGGCGTACCACATGCGCACCGGCTGGGGTCCGAAGGGCTCCGGGCTGAGCAACGACAACATGGAGGGCGTTGAAGTCATCGCGATGAATGACAAGGACGTCACGCCCAAGCAAGTCGAGGCAGTGAAGGCGCTCGTCGAGATGCGGGCGAAGAAGTGGGGCTACGATCCCAAGACGTCCGTGTTCGGCCATGGCGAAGTGAACCCCGGCCACAAGGAGGCGGACGAAGGCATGTCCTCCGTCAACCTCATCCGTGGCGCCTCGAAGATCAACGTCCCGTCCGACGTGATGTCGATCCTTGAAGAGGCCAGCGCCCGCACCGGCGTCTCGAAGGAAGAGCTGATCCGCGCTGCGAAGCAGGAGAGCAATTTCAACCCGAACGCCAAGTCTCCGAGTGGCGCTACCGGGCTCTTCCAGTTCCTGCCGAAGACGTGGCAGTTCGCGCTGCGCGAGTGGGGCGACATCCACGGCATCCCGTCGAACGCCGACCCTCGAGACCCACGCTACAACGCGATCCTCGGAGCCGAATACATCAAGCATGTGTCGGCCGAGATCAAGGACAAGACCGGGCGCTACGTTCCCGGCGAATACTACCTGGGCCACTTCCTCGGCCCGACTGGCGGCTCGAACCTGATCAAGCTCATGCAGAGCGACCCCAACGCGCCCGCTGCTGCGTCCTTCCCGAAGGCTGCGGCCTCTAACCAAAGCGTGTTTTACAACCGCGACGGTTCGATGAAGACGGCGAAGGAGGTCTACGACTGGGCGGTCGCCATCGGATCGGGAGGCAACGCTCCGGCTGCGGTTGTCTCCACCGGATCGCCAGCGACACCGGGACGGCCCGCTTACGCGCCCTCTCAGAACACCCCGCCGCGCATTGTAGGGTCCACTGAGGCTAAGCTGATCGAGGATGCGAAGGCAGCAGCCGACACCGAGGGCAGCTACACGAAGCTGATGGCGGACACGTTCCGCTACGACCTCACGCCCGGCCTGCTGTTCGCACGGCAGACATTCACGCCGAACCCGGCCTCGATCCCCGACCTCGACGACACCATCAAGAAGTGGAAGGACGCTGGCGTCTCGCCCGAGCTGATCCAGAAGCGCATCCCCGAGATCGTCTCCGGGGAGCACGAGCAGTTCATGTTCCAGCAGGCGGTCGCCGAGACCAGCCACTACAAGAACATGGCGGCGCTCGGCGTCCCCGGCATGGCGACGAACATCCTGATGAACATGCTCGACCCCGTTGCGGTCGCGGCAGGCATCGCGTCCGGCGGCTTCGCCGACTACGCCATTGCCGCTGCACGGCTCGGCAGGGTCGCTCGCATCGGTGGCCAGATGGCCGCTGGCGCCGGCTCGAACCTCGCCATCGAAGCCCTGCAGTCGGAGATGGGAAGCGCCACCGCGCTGGAGAACCCGGCGCTGTCCATCGCCTTCGGAGCCGCCTTCGGTGCCATCGGGGGCATGCTCGGGCGCAACCCGTACACCCGCGCAGAGGCATCTCGCATCGCCGATCTGGCCGAAGCCGAGGTGCGCCGTATCCACGCCGAGCACGGCGCCGAGGGCCTTGAACCTGTCCCCGTGACCGGCAAAGACCTGAGCGCGGCGGTCGACCCCAACGCCGACATCCCCATCGTCAACGACGCGGCGATCCGCGCGGTGAGCGACAACGACATCCCCTACACGACGTGGGGCGCGATCCGCTGGGACATCGTCGGCCGAATGAAGTCGTCCAAGAACCCGCTCGTTCGGGGACTGGGCAGCGTCTTCGGCGAGGACGCGGTCGGCAACAAGGACAAGAGCCGGCCCAACTCGTTCAGCGCTGACCAAGACATGCAGCGCCGGCACGACAAGAACACGCTCGACATGTGGCGCTCGTTCCATCCGGCCTTCGACGAGTGGGCCAAGGAGCGTGGCTTCAACGCCGTAACCAAGCGCCTCCGCTACCGGCAGTTCTTCGACGAGCTGTACGACGTGGACACCGGCCTCGTTCCGAAGGACGCGCACGGCCCTGCGGTCCAGCGTATGAGCGCGAAGCTCGACGAGCTGTACGCCGAACGCGCTAAGGACCTGAGCAACCCGTGGTGGGAAGAGGGCCTTGTCGGCCCGGCCTATCCCGGCTTTGATGGCGGCGCCCCAATCCAGAACTACCGACCGCGCATCTACGACCTCCGCAAGGTGAACGACTTCCGTCTCAACGGCGGTGGCGATGCCGGCATTCGCGCGTGGTTCAGGGGCGCCATCAAGTCGGCCCAGCCCGAGATCGACAACGACGTCCTCGACAAGATGTCGGAGGGCATCGCGAAGCAGCTCCACCTGCGCTCCGAAGGTGTGTGGGAGGACCTTGAAAGGGTCAAGGGCGGCGACAAGGAAGGACTCGCCAACTGGCTGTCCGACCTCGGCCTGAACGACGACGAGATCGAGCGGGCCATGAAGAAGTTCGCCCCGCCCGAGAAGGCTGGCGACGCTCGCGGCAAGCACCGCATCGCCCTCGACGAGCGCTACACCCTTGAGAAGTACCGGATGAAGGACGGCACCAGCCGCGACGTCACCATCAAGGACTTCGTGAAGACTAATCCCATCGAGAACTACGTCTCCTACGACAGGTGGCACTCTGGCCGCGTGGCGATGATGCGTGTGCGCCTTGAGGGCGGGGTCGACCCGGAGGACGCTGCAAAGCGCACCCTGCTGGTCAACGGCTTCCGCACCCAGTCCGACTTCGACGGCTTCCTCAAGCACGTCCAAGCCAAGGGCGCCGAGCTGAATGTCGGCGAGAAGCAGATGGCCGAGGACCTTGAGAACTTGAAGTGGATGCACGACCGGCTTCTCGGCCGCCCCGATCCCAACCTGCAGGGCAACGTCCCGCAGTTCCTCCGGGCCATGCGCAAGTTCAACTTCATCCGCCTCATGGGGCAGATGGGGTTCGCGCAGGCGGTGGAGCATGCGAAGATCGTGGCCAACCTCGGCCTCAAGGCGACGTACTCGCAGATGCCGGCCTTCCGCCGCATCGTCGACGCCAAGGGTCAGCTCGTCTTCCGAGACGGCCTGATGCGCGACCTTGAGGCGATTGGGGGGCAGGGCGCCGACGACCTCCGTGGCTTGCAGAACATGCATGCGGAGGACCTGTACGCGCCAGCCTACGAGGGCATCGGTCGCAAGATCAACTTTGCTCTCGACGTCGGCCAGCGCATCACCTCGCAGGTCTCGGGTATGCACCTCGTCGACGGCATGCTGATGCGCCACGCGCAGAAGGCAATCGCGCAGCGCTTCACCGACATGGCGTTCACGGCGATGAAGGACCTCGACGGGCCACCGTCGCTGAGCAAGATCAGTGCGTCGGACCTCAACCGGCTGCGCACCATCGGGCTCGACGACAAGATGCTTGAGCGCGTTCTGAGGCAGGCTCGGGAGAACTTCTCGACCGCCGATGGCGCCTTGTTCGACCACAAGGTGACACGCCTCAATCTCGACAAGTGGTCCGATCAGGAGGCACGAGCTGCCTTCGAGAAGTCCCTCTACAACTGGTCGCGGCGCATCATCCTTCGCAACGACATCGGCAACGCCGCACGGTGGATGTCGACGCCGATGGCGACGACGCTACTGCAGTTCCGCTCGTTCATGCTCAACTCGTGGGCTAAGGATACCCTGTACAATCTTCATCAGGGGGACATGCGGGCTTTGATGTCGGCGACGTACTCGATGATGTTCGCGGCGATGGTCTATTCTGTTCAGACCAAGGCTCGCTCCATCGGCCGCTCCGACGCCGACAAGTTCCTTGAAGAGCAGTTGTCGTGGAGTAGCCTTGTGAGGGCTGGCTTCTCGCGGGCCGGCGTGTCGTCGATCTTCCCCATGATGATCGACACGACGATGCCCTTCATCGGCTACGACCCGCTGTTCGATTTCCGGTCGTCGGCGCAGGCATCCGACATCCTGCTCGGCAACCCTACGTTCGGCCTGATCAATGACCTGCAGAAAGCTGGCAGCTCCGTCTTCCAGCCGATGCGGACGGGCCGCACGACGTCGCAGCAGGACTACCGCAACTGGCTTCGCGTGATGCCCTTCGGCAACTCCATGCCGCTGATGAATCTCTACTCGGCAATGATCCACAACGCCCCTGAGCGGACGGAGAAGTTGTCGAAGGAAGAGCGCAAGCTCTTCTAACAACTGAGCGAGGGAAGCAATCTCCCTCGCTACCAACCCACACCAACAGGATGAAATGGCAAGCTACGTCTTCTATCCGGGGGACGGGGTGCAGACCGATTGGCCTGTGCCGTTCCCGTACCTAGCCAAGGGCCACCTAAAGACGCTCGTCGACGGCGAGCAGGTGGACTTCTCTTGGCTCAATTCGGCGCTCGTTCGCGTTACTCCTCCGGTGCCTGCCGGCAAGATGCTGCTCGTCAAGCGCGAGACGCAGGACGCGCCGATGACGCAGTTCGAGAACACCAACAACCTCACGGCCGAGAACCTGACGCTAGCGGAGGCGCAGGTCCTGTTCTTGGCTCAGGAGGCCAGAGACCGCGCGGCGATGTCGATCACCGTCTCGGATGCTACCGGCCAGTTCGACTTCAACGGCCGGCGAGCGAACAACGTCGGCGACCCCGTCGACCCGCAGGACGCGGCCACGAAGCATTGGGCCGAGACTTCGATGTCCTCGCACGTTGCACAGGCGCTCGCTGCGAAGAACGCGAGCGTCGCCGCGCAGGGCGCGTCCGAAGGGGCGCGTGACACTTCCATCACCAAGGCCGGCGAGGCGTCGGCTTCGGCTTCGGCCGCAGCGGCTGATCGGGTTCAGACGGGGCTTGATCGCGCGGCTGTCGCTGGTGACCGTGGCGCCGTTGCGTCCGATAAGGCGACCGTCGCTGCCGATAAAGCCACTGTGCTCGCGGCGAAGGGGGACGCTCTTGGCGCCCGCGACGTTGCGGTGGCGGCCAAGGACACGGCCGTCGCGAAGGCATCGGAGGCTGCGACGAGTGCCGCTAACGCGCACACCAGCGAGCTGAACGCGGCTGAGAGTGCGGCCGAAGCTGCGGCTTCCGCTGCATCGGTGGATGGCCCAAACCTCCTGACGAAGACAGGCAATCTCAACGGCATCGCCGACAAGGCCGTCGCCCGCGCCAATATCGGCGCCGCCAACAAGGCCGGCGACACGTTCACCGGCCCCGTGAACGTCAACGGCGTTCTATCGGCCACGACGGGCGACATCCGTGCGTATGGCTACTACGGAAATAATAACGCCGGCATCGTGTTTCTCAACCAGACCGGCGACCGCTATCTCTGGCACGACGGTACGAACTACATCATCCCCGGCGGTCGAATTCACAACGTCGGCTACGGCTGGCTCGCTTCTGAAGGGTGGGTTGGTGCCAACTTCGCCAGCGGCTCGCGCACCGTCGATGCCGGCGGGTTCGACATCAACAACGGCGAGGCTTGGAACCACAGCATTTGGGGGGCCGTGACCTATGGGTTTCAGAGTTGGGCCGGAGGCTTCCATGTTTGGTGCCGATACATCCAGGAGTTCAAGAACGGCAACTGGTACACGATTGGGTGGGCATAATGACTATATATGATCACGGCACTTGGTCGCTCTACTCTATTGTCGACTTTCCGGGATACGCCCCGATGAACGCAATGTTCTGTCGGAACGATGAAAGCAAGGTGGACTGGTACGCTTATCTCAAAGATCGCAACCTTTCCGACGAAAGTGTCAAGCTTGTTTGCTTCCACGAGGGCGGCAACTGGATCGTCAAGATTGCGACTGTAGATGGCGGCCGCCTCTTTCCGCAGAGGGCTCGCCTGCTAGAGCTGTACGATGGTGACCTCGACGACCCGAGGGCGGCCTACGTCGGCAAGATGTATGATCCCTCGACCAACACGCTGATCGAGGCTCCGCTGCCTCCGCAGCCCAAGCTAGTCGCGTCTGCCAGTCAGGTTCGACTTGCACTCAATCAGCTAGGGCTTCGACAGGCGATTGAGGGCTACGTCGATGGCGCAAGCATCGAAGTGAAAGACAGTTGGGAATACTCGACGCAGTTCGAGGAAGACCATCCGTTCATCCTTGCCGGCAAGGCCGCTCTTGGTATCGGCGACGAGCAGGTAAGGGCCATCTTCGAGCTGGCCGTGACGCTGTAACGGCATGACCACCGAGCACGCCACTACGACGCTCGCGGCGGGTGCCGCAACGAGCCCGTGGTGGCTCCCCACATTCCACACCGTATCTGCAGTCGCCGCCGAAGTCTTGCCGGTTCTCGGCGTGACTTGGTTGCTCCTGCAGATCGGCTTGAAGCTGTATGATCGCTACCGCGACACGCAGTGAGTATCCGCATTCGGAAGGTGGACGGTCAGAAGCACGAACGTGTGCTTCTCGACCTCCACGACGAAGCCTTCGGTGACAGCGCTCCGCAGCTCGATCCGTCATACGGCCACTACTGGATCGCCTACGACTACGACAAGCCGGCCGGCTTCGCGTGGCTCGTTCAGTCCACCCTCGCTGCCAACATCGGCTACCTGAAGCGCTCTGGCGTGCTCCCGCAGTATCGCGGGAAGGGGCTGCAGCTCCGCCTCCTGAAGGCGCGTGAGCAATACGCGAAGCGGCTGGGATGGGCCGCGTGCATCAGCGACACGGCGTTCCACAACATCCACTCCTCCAACAATCTCATTCGCGCAGGCTACCGGCTGTTCGAGCCGCCCAACCGCTGGGCGTTCGCGTCCGGCCTGTACTGGATCAAGGACATCACGACATGACGAACAGTGGCAAGGCGACCTCCGCGCAGATGGAAGCTCTGCACGGGGCGCTCGCCGCCGCGCTCGCCGACAAGATCAGGAGCGGAGAGTTCACCGCTGCTGAACTTGCGGTGGCGCGACAGTTCCTCAAGGACAATGGCGTAGACGCCATACCGACCGAGGCCAACGGCCTCCACGAACTGCAGCGGGCGCTGCCTTTCCAGAACGTGCCTGACAGCGCCTACGAGGACGACGAAGCGGCTTGAGCAAGGCTACCAAGTCTCACCTCCTCGGGACCACGTCACACACCAACGCGGACCCGTTAAAGGCCGACTTCCGAAATTTCCTTTGGATGGTCTGGAAGTCGGGAATTATCCCCGGCGATCCTGACCCGACGCCGGTTCAGTACGACATCGCAAACTTCCTCCAGTTCGGCCCGCGCCGGCTGGTGATCGAGGCGTTCCGTGGTGTCGGCAAGAGCTGGATCACGGCGGCGTTTGTCTGCTGGTTGCTCTATTGCAACCCCCAAATCAAGATCATGGTCGTCTCGGCGTCGAAGCAACGCGCCGACAACTTCTCGACGTTCACTCTTCGGCTGATCCACGAAATCCCGGTGCTGCAATTCCTGCGGCCGAAGGATGGACAGCGCAGCTCGAAGATCGCCTTCGACGTTGGCCCTGCGAAAGCCGACGACTCTCCTTCGGTGAAGTCGGTCGGCATCACCGGACAGCTCACAGGCTCCCGAGCCGACGTTATCATCGCCGACGACATTGAGGTTGTCTCCAACTCCGCGACCCAAGCACTGCGCGAACGCCTCGGCGAGCTAGTGAAAGAGTTCGACGCCGTGCTCAAGCCGGGCGGGCGGATCATCTACCTTGGAACTCCACAGTGCGAGCAATCGCTCTACAACGAGCTGCCGAAGCGGGGCTACGTCATCCGCATCTGGCCGGCGCGTTACCCTACGCCAGAGAAGCGCGAGAAGTACGGGACGCGGCTGGCGGCGATGATCGCCAACGCACTCGACGACAACCCCGACCTCGCCGGACAGCCGACTGACGCCGGCCGCTTCGACGACAAGGACCTTCTCGAACGCGAGATGTCCTACGGGCGCTCGGGCTTCGCCCTGCAGTTCCAGCTCGACACCTCGCTGTCCGACGCAGACCGCTACCCATTGCGCCTGCGTGACCTCGTCGTGCTGTCGCTCGACCCTCTGCGCGGCCCGTCCGATCTGGCGTGGGCCCGCGGCCCCGATCAGCGCTTCGACGATGTACCGGCGGTGGGCCTGAACGGCGACCACTACTACCGCCCGATCTTCGTGGCGAACGACTACCTCGAATACGAGGGCACGATTATGTTCGTTGACCCTTCCGGCCGGGGCAAGGACGAGACCACCTACGCCGTGGTGAAGATGCTCCACGGCCGCCTGTTCCTCACCGACATCGGCGCCTTCCTCGGGGGCTACGACGACAAGACGCTGGAGGCGATCTGCCTCGCTGCTCGCAAGCAGGGCGTCAATCTGGTCCTCTGCGAGCCCAACTACGGCGGCGGTATGTTCACCCAGCTCCTGTCGGCCAAGGCCCAACAGGTCTATCCGGTCGAGGTGCAGGATGCGGATTGGGCGAAGGTGCAGAAGGAGATGCGCATCATCGACACCCTCGAACCCGTCATGAACCAGCACAGGCTCGTCGTCTGCACCTCCGTGATCGACAAGGACTACCGCTCGACTGAAGCCTATTCGTCCGACGACGTGCAGACCTACAGGCTCTTCTACCAGATGACCCGGATCACCAGAGAGCGGGGTGCCCTCAAGCATGACGACCGGCTCGACGCCCTTGCCGGCGCCGTGGCGTACTGGGTCGAGCACATGAACCGGGACACCGAGAAGGCACACCTAGCTCACAAGGAGGCGCTGATCGACGCTGAGCTGGAGAAGTTCATGAACAGCGTCATCGGCAAGGAGCGCTTCACGGGCTCGTCGAACGACCGCTGGTCGTCCTCGATCATGGGGCGACGAGGCCGCTAAGACGGTCCCACGACTCCCAGAGCTGGCCGCCTGTTCGTTTTCTGACAGGCCCAGCTACACACCCACCTGAGCCACCTCAAATCCTCTGTACGGCCTTCCCTGCAAATCCTAGAGGGACTACGATATGTAGGGGATTGGGGTGGCTCTGTGGGTACGACATCTTGGGGTGGGGAATAGGTTGCACTATCCCACGAAAGCCCTCCCTCCCGGTGTATATTAGAGGTTCTATTTAAGGTGCTCTTATAGGCCCTACTAAGGGTCCCCATAGAGGTTACTGTATAGTGCCCATGGAAGAGTCGTGGGGTGGTCCAACTCGATCAGAGACCGAGAGAGGGTAACACCTAAAGGTGCACCTGCAGGACACGCCCTATAGCCTCGCTGACGCTCGGCATAGGGCGTTTGTGTGGCGAGGTCCCTCGTAGAGGCCCGACCGTCTAGGGAGTCCGTACAGTGGCCTTCCATGTCCAAGGTAGGTGTGTAGCGGGGCACCTGAATAGACGCACAGGCGGCCATCTCCTGCCATCTGACAGGGGCGTGAAAGGGCCATTGAGGGGTCCCTGGATAGTTGGCTGAAATCTGTGAAGCCCTCCCCTCGACTGGGGAAAGAAGGTCTTCCCCCGTGGCCCCGTCGCTGTGGGCACGTCGCAGGGTGCGTCGGGTCGCCGGCCGGAGCCCGCACGATGCCCCTCCAATGGCACCATTGGCACCGCACATTGTCACCGATGCAACCTAAGCCGTTGATATGCCGGGGGAGACAAGGGACATGTGATCCATCGGGCACCCTGAAGGTGCGCCGGGCGGGCATTGAAGGTGCGCGTGTGGTGGTCGAGCGCGGTCGCGATGCCAGCCTAAGCGCATCCGTTCTTTCGCATCAGTGTTTTTGCATTGTGGGACCGCCGCCGCGCCAAGCCCCTCACAGGCCCTTTCAAGGCCCTTTCATCCGCCCGCTATGTGGCCCTTGCCGCCACTAACAGGACGCATCACGCGCCACGGCTGGCCGCTCTAGCATCCCCTCGCAATTGCCCAACGGCCGCTTGCGTCATAGTAGCCGCCGGCCGAACACTTGGCGTCCTGACTGGCCACGGCTGCCCATAGCAGGGCGCCAGCGATCAATCCCAAGAACACCACCGTCACCACAACGCGCATGCTCAATGCCCCTTCAACTGCACCACATGGGCACCTAGCGCGACCTTGCGGGGCGATCAATAGCGCCGAGAAACAGGGCGCTTGAAGGAATTTTGAGCCATCCTGAAAATTCCTCTTGCCTTCCAATCATAGAGAGACTATGGAAGGAATATCAGCGCAACGGGCAACCGTGTTCTCCCCCGGAGAATGTGCTGGTTACGGCGGGACCGGGCAACGCAAGAGCATATGACCCCGGCAAAGGTAAGGTTCTAGACAACCGCTGCGCCGCTAATGCGGCCCGCACCTAGTCCCAGCGAGTGCCCGTCGTGGCCGTGGTAGCAGGGGACAAAGGCCGGCAAAGCGCTGACGTCTAGGGCGTCTGCCCGACCGTAAGAGCATTTCACCAAGCGCAGCCAACACGCCACCGCGATCCGGCACCATGCATTCTGTAGGCCCGACGGCGGGCGAGCGTCGCGAGCTGCGCTTTCTTAATGCCCTTATACCTTCAAATCATAGTATTCCAACAATCGGAGGGGAATATGAGCGACAACACGGCAATCCTTGCAGGCTTCACTCGCGAGGTTATGGCGGCCAGCGGGGACGGCTCGATTGACTGCCGCCTGTTCATCAAGCCCGACACGGACCTTGATGACTGCTTCAAGGCGTATGACGCAGACAACTGCGAATGGCTGTTCATCAAGGGTTGGCTTTGGACGTTCGAGGCGGTGGCGTGATGGCTTCCATTGTCAAGGCATACGTCACAACACAGCGGCCCGCTGACAAGCCGATTGCGACAGTGCGGCGGTCCGGCGGTAGCAGCACACAAGGCCGGGTCGGGAACGCCCACATGCAAGCCCTTCTGGAAAGGGCAATGCGGGACGGCATCCGCATCGAGACAAACCCCTACGGCGAAGATTGAGCGCAGCGCCAAAGGGCATCTTCCCGGTGCCCTTCACGGTGCGCTTGCACCCGCCGCAGGCATCCCGCTTGCGGTGCATTCGGAGGGCAAAGCAATGCGGATAACGCTGCGCTTTGTGCTTCGCATTCGGCTCAAAAGAAAATGGACCAGACGGTTGCGTCGTCTGGTCCACCTCTTGATGCCCTAGCGAGGCAGGTGGTCGGGCGCAAGCCCGGCCGCCACCTCCGAACCTAATCGCTCTCCCCTGAAAATTCAACCTAGCGAGGGTTCGTCATGCCTAACGTCTATGACCAGCACCACGCGGCATTTGCTTGCGTGGAAGCCTACGTTGTCCTGAACAGTGCCCGCGAGCGGGTCGCCACCGTGGCCTTCAAGCGCCCACGTGATGGCGCCGGCCGCCTCTACTGCTACCTGCATGTGCTCGGTACGCGCATGGTGCGCGGCTTTGCGGCTGGTGGAGGATACGACAAGCGCAGCGCGGCGGCGCAGGTAGCATCGCGGCGGCTCGAAGAAACCGGCTTGGCCGACTACCCCGACACGCTCGCCACCGTGAAGGCGTTCAAGGCGGCGCTGCAGGATGGCCCTTATGGCTGGCAGCGCGAGCTGGAGAACGCCGGCTTCACCGTGTTGCGGGCGGTGTGAGGTCTGGCAATGCGCACCGCAAGCTGGATCATCCGCGAGAAGGCCACCAAGCGAGCCGTTTGGGAGACCTTCAATCCCGATGTTGTCGCGTGTCTGAACACCGCTCGCTATGAAGCGGTCCCGGCGCTACAGCACCTTCAAGAGCTGAACCGAACACTTCGCGAGCAGCGTGAGGTGCCCGAATGAAGCCCGGCGCTTGCGGGCTTCGGCCGGTGCCTAACAACTCGGGCCGCACCATGTATTGCGGCCCCTCGGCCATTGCAGCGATCACCGGACATTCTCCGGAAGAAGTGGAGCGGGTTATCCTGCAGCTTCGCGGCGAAGGCGGACACGGCCCGCGCCGCGAGCGCCGCCGTGCACCCGGCACCTTCAAATCCGTGTGGTCTAGCGAGGTGCCCAACGTCGCCAAGGCGGTCGGATATCGGGCGTATTGCGTAGTCTTTCCGAAGTGCCACCACAGCATGCGCATCACGTTTTCGGCGTGGCGCCTGCGCGGTCGCATTGGGTGTTACGACGATGCGCACCTTGTGCTGGTCACCTGCCACTTCGTCGCCGTCAAAGGCGATTGGTTCGTCGACACCAACAACCGAACGCCAATCCTTGCGAGCGCGTGGCGCGGCCAGCGCAAGCGCATTCAACAGGCGTGGAAGTTCGTGAGGGTCGCCGAATGAAGTCGCCCCTCGAAGCCTTCGCCTCGTTCCTCTGGCTGTGCCTGTGGTTCTCCGCAGGCATCGCCTTCGCGCATCTCGCGCACTAATCCCAAGCACCCCCGCGAGGCTCTAGCCGAGCCTCAGACGTATCGACACAGGGCCGCTGCGGCGACCCTGCACGATGCGCCTTTGCATCGATCTGATTGACCCTAGCGAAACCGTAGGAGCCCTTTCTATGATCAAGTTTGAAGTCCTGAACCGCTTCACAGGCGGAGTGCAATTCGTTGCGGAAATTGGCTGTACCGCCTCGCGTCCGCGTTCGGTCAAACTTGGTCTGGCCGTTCAATGGGCGATCAAGTCCGGCGCGAACCTCTCCGGCGCGAACCTCTCCGGCGCGAACCTCTCCGGCGCGAACCTCTCCGGCGCGGACCTCTCCGGCGCGGACCTCTACGGCGCGAACCTCTACGGCGCGAACCTCTCCGGCGCGGACCTCTACGGCGCGAACCTCTACGGCGCGGACCTCTCCGGCGCGAACCTCTACGGCGCGAACCTTGCGGGGCTGGCAATCGCCCGGACTCGCATTCTTCCTGAGGGATCGCTGATCGGCTGGAAGAAGTGTCGCAACGGGGTGCTGGTCAAGCTTCGCGTCCCCGAAGAGGCCAAGAGGTCACACGCTTTCGGTCGCAAGTGTCGCGCCGAGTTCGTGGACGTTCTGGAAGTCATCGGGGCGGATGTTGGTGTCAGCACCCACGACGGCGAGACGGAGTATCGCGCCGGGCAGCGCGTCGTGCCGGATCGGTTCAGCGAGGACTGGCAGCGCGAGTGCGACAGCGGCATCCACTTCTTCATTACTCGCGAAGAAGCGGAGAATTACTGATGCAGGAGGGCGCCACAACGCGCGTTGAACGCATCAAGTACGGCCGCAAGGACACCTCGACGCTGCTCTGCGAGGGTGAGGACCTGACCATCTACAAGGACGGCGAAGGCGTCATCCTCGAATGCTTCGTCTACGGCACCAAGGGCGATCCGCATCACGGCTATCGCATGCGCCTCTCGGCGGACGCCAAGGCGAAGCTGAAAGGGCTGCTCGCTTGAGCATCCCGCCGCTCTTCCAAGCCATTATCGAGAACGACGCCCAGCTTGAAGCCGCAAGGCAGGGCCGCGTCGTTCCGATTGGCGCCGCCCGCACCATCCGAGCCCTGCGCGAGGATCGGGAGCGGCTGAACGCGGCGGCTGCAGCAGCGCTGCGGCGCGATCCCGGCAGGCAAGGTCGGGCCTGATCCAGACAACGAGAACAAATCCAAGGGGCGGCTTTCGGGTCGCCCTTTCAATTTGTTCTGCGTCACCTCCAACAGCATCACCAGAGGTTCCCCATGATGCGCCTTTACTTCGATCCGAAGACCCATGAGCTGTTCGACGACCGCAACCGCAACGCCCGCAAGCTGCTGTCGCCTACCAAAGAGCACATCGTTCGTAACGAGTGTATGAGGCGGCTGCAGCGCGGGGCGTTGGGTCGAGTCTTCTGCGTTGCGCTGCCTAAGCGGGTCGCGCTGCAGCAGTGGGTAGTGGGGCCTGCAACGCCTCACATCTCATTCCACAAAGACGTGGTCGAGATCGTGGTGAAGGACAGACGCGAAGTGCCGCTGCGAGCGCTGCCAGAAGTCAGGAGCATCCGGCCGGCCTTCTCGGGGCGCTTCGACTGGATGCGGGAGGCGTTTGAACGAGACTTCCTTGCCGACGCTCTCCGGCCTGAGAAGGGCGCAGCGTTCGTGCTCATTGATACGGCGGCTGCTGCTGAGAAGCCGCAAGTCGAGCCGCAGCAGGCATCGTCAAAGTGGCGCGATGGCGAACACTTCATCGCGCACCTTCTCAAGCGCGGGTTCGAGAAGATCGGCGCCGGCTGTTATAGCACCGTGCTCGCCAAGCCGGGCAGTGACCGCGTCGTCAAGGTCTCGCGCCAGATTGACAACTGGCTGGATTATGTCGTGTGGGCTGCGAAGCGCGGCCACGCCGGCAAGTTCGCGCCGGTGGTGCATTCCTATCGCGTGGTGCAGGGCAAGCACGACAAGTTCTATGTGGCCGTCGTCGAGCGCCTGAAACAGACGCTGAGCAGCGTCGAGTTCAGCCACCGCGAGACGTACCGCGCCTATGAGAAGCTTCGCAGGTACATGGACGGCGGCAACGAGAATGCGGGCATCGACGCGGACCTTGTCTTGCCCGGAGGCCTGCGCTTCGCGATGGACTTCAAGCGCAACTTCCGAGGCCGCTTCGATCTCCACGCCAACAACTGGATGGTGCGCAAGGACGGCAGCGTCGTGTGCACCGATCCGCTGACCACAGGAAACACCAGCTCGACAACCGCGCCCAAGGCGATGCGGTCTCGGGACTTCGCGCAGCTTTCGTGTGTCCGTTGACCTTCAAATCATAGGATGTCTACGTTGCGACTGTTTATCTCTGAAAAGACCGCCCGCCGCGCCGGGATGATGGCCTGCAAGGGACAGGTCAAGAACTTCGCCGTGTGGCCGTCGAGCTGGCTCAATGGTGATCGCTCCCGCGATCAAGGCTTCATCGTCGCGCTGTTCGACTGGCGCGGCCGGCGCATCGGATGGGTGCGCGAATGACCTACGAAGAGGCGATGGTGGTTGTCGGCGACATGCCGGCGTGGCTGCTCAAGGAGATCGTCGAGCGGGCGCCAAATGGTTCCCGCCAAGGAACAGCGGCCGCGCTGCTCTTGAAGCGCAAAGGCCGGGGCAGGACCTGTTCGGAGCGATGACCTTCTAAAACCGGGGCAAGGGGAGGTGCCTCCCCTTGTCACCTTCAAATCGTCCTTGATATACGATCATCAAGTAATCGGCCGAGCAGCGGGCCAGCGGGCAAGCAGGTCTACAGGAATATCGTCCTAGACACGCATCAGCGCGTTCGCTATATGTTCTGCCACGGGATGCCGACACATTCAGAGGACAACGGATAAAATGCAGAGGCTGCTAGGCGTTAAAGCGACGCCGACCGAAGTGGACCCCAACGCGCTCCTTTCGCCGAACCTGCCGCGCGGCTTCCAAACCGTAGCGGGCTGGTGGGCGATGATGGAAACCGCTGCGCTGGAGTGGCTTCCCGACCCCGTCGCTACGCTGTTCGAGGAAGAAGAGCGCATTGTCACCGAGGCCGACGCTCTCGGTATCGTGTGGGTGTGGTCCACGGCGCCCGAGGTGTTCGTTGCTCTTGGCTTTCCGCTGGTTCGTGCGTTCCCCACAACGCTGCTGCATCAGATGTATCCGCTGAACCCCTAGTGGGCTAATGTCGCCCCGGTAATCATAGGGAAGGATGGCGGAACTTTCTGCGCGGTCGCTAGTTGCCGATCATAGTATTCTGCAATACGGTGACTTTATACGATCAGGGAGGTTCTGGCCATGATAACCGGGGCGAAGGTTCACATGACGAAGTCGCAGGCGAATATCGAGGACGCGGACTGGGTCGAGCGACTTGCCTTGGTGATCGACGAGTTTCGGAAGATCAATCAGGACATGACCGCGAACCAGATGCTTGTCTTGCTACGCATTGGCGAGCGCCCCGGCATCACGCAGAAGGAGCTGTCGCAACTGACGCAGCTCCCCGATGGCACCGTGTCGCGCATCTGTGCGCTGTTGTCGGATCGCGGCCACCAGACCCGGAGGGGGCTGAACGCCATCCGCATTCACGAAGTGCCGGGCGACTATCGCGTCAGAGGGTCGACCCTATTCGGTAACGGCCAGCGGCTTTACGCCAGCATCCGTAATCTGATGACAGGCGGCCCAATTAGGGGAAACTGAACCATGCCGACATACGCGAAAGGCAACAAGTTCATCACCAAATTCATGGTGAATGGCACTCGCTACACAAAGATGCACGGCACTGCAGCCGAGGGTGAGGCGTGGGAGCTGTCGGCGCGAGCCGCGTTGAAGCTCGGGAAGCCAATCCCGCAAGACGAAGTCAAGCGGGTGGGCGGCAAAGACGTCGGCACGGTGGCCGGCGCATTCCGCGCGGCATCCTCGAAGCGCTGGCTTCCGGCCGGGGACGGCTCCAGTAAGCAGATGCTCAACGCCGAGACGTTCATGCGCTGGTGTGGCCCTAACATGTCGGCGCCGGAAGCGTTCGGACAGGAGAACATCGACAAGTTCTTCGAGTATCTGAAAACCGAGCGCCGTGTCGCCAACTCCACGATCAACAAGTACCGCTCTGCAATCTCGGTCATGCTCGACTACACCAACATTGACGACGAAGACCGCCCGGAGCTGCCATGGTACAAGGGACTGGAGGGGCGGACTCGTATCTTCACCCCGGAAGAGCAGGTGGCCATCCCCCGCCAGTGGCGGCTGTGGGGCAGGGACCGTGAGGCAGACTTCTTCGACTTCCTACTGGGTACGGGCGGGCGGCCCTACATCGACGCCAAGCGGCTCCACTGGACCAACGTCTTCAAGCCGACGAACATCCAGCCGACGCCGTCTTGTCACTACCTCGCGGCCAAGAACGGCAACGCCCGAACGGTGCCGATCCCACCGCAGGCTTGGAACGCCCTGCTGCGGCAAATGGACAACAGCCTTGAAGGGCCGTGGTCGTGGGTCGACAAGGAAGACATGCGGCGCTTATGGGCGAAGACGCAAACGGCGTTCCCCCAGCTCAAGGGTGCGGTCCTGTACTGCACCCGGCACACCTACTGTACCGAGCTGTATCGCCGCACCCGGGACGTGAAGCTGGTCAAGGACATGGCCGGTCACAAGAACTACAAGACCACGGAAATCTACGTCCACATCGTGGGCGACGACAGCTTCGAGCGGGTTGCGGCCCTGCTGGCCGGTACGGCCCCCGCCCAGCCGCATCTTGCGCTGGTCAAGGACCAAGGCTAGGTAGACGAAAAGCTGCCATCCCGTGGCGCTGGAAACGGTGCCACTGGGTGACAATCCCGGTGCCAAACGGGTGCGAAACTGGCATCGGGAGGGGACAAAGCGGGCGTGGCGGAATTGGCAGACGCGATGGGTTTAGGTCCCATTTTCCTTACGGAAGTGGGGGTTCAAGTCCCTCCGCCCGCACCACATGGCCCGTGGATTTAGGTTCCAGTGACGAAAGTTGTGGGGGTTCGAGTCCCTCCGCCCGCACCAGGCGCAATCCCGCTTGCGCACGACATCCCGGAGGAAGCGTTTCCGTCGAGGAGACGCCTTCGCCGCTTCACCGACGCGCGCCGGATGGCTTCGCGTCCTATCGATTGACCACGATCCGGCCGCGGCTGGGTCAAGCCGGAAGAAGATTGAGACCATGCAGGTTACCGAAACCCTCGCCGAGGGACTGAAGCACGAGTTCCGGATCAGCGTTCCGGCGTCCGACATCGATGCCAAGGTCGACGCCCGCCTGGTCGATCTCAAGGACAAGGTGCGGCTGAACGGATTCCGTCCCGGCAAGGTGCCTGTCGCCCACCTCAAGAAGGTCTATGGCCGCTCGGTCGCCGCCGAGACCGTGGACGAACTGATCCGCGAGACCAACGCCAACATCTTCTCCGAGCGCGGCTTCCGCCTCGCCACCGAGCCCAAGGTCAAGATGTCGGAGGACGCCAAGGAGATCGAGGCGGTCCTCGCCGGCAAGTCGGACCTCACCTATTCGGTGGCGATCGAGGTGGTGCCCGCGATCGAACTCGCCGACTTCAAGACCTTCGCCATCGACAAGCCGGTCGCCGCGGTCGCGGACGCCGACGTCGACGAGGCGCTGAAGCGCATCGCCGACCAGAGCCGCCCCTATGCGGCGAAGGGCGAGGGCGCCAAGGCCGAGAGTGGCGACCGCGTCACCGTGGCCTTCAAGGGCACCATCGACGGCACGCCGTTTGAAGGCGGCACCGGCGAGAACATCCAGGTGGTGATCGGCTCGGGCACGTTCATCCCGGGCTTCGAGGACCAGCTCGTCGGTATCGCCGCGGGTGAGACCCGCACCGTCAGGGCATCGTTCCCGAAGAACTATGCGGCGGCGCATCTCGCCGGCAAGGACGCTGAGTTCGAGACCACCGCGAGCCTCGTCGAGGCGCCGCAGGAATCGACGGTGGACGACGAGTTCGCCAAGAATCTCGGCATGGAATCCCTCGACAAGCTGAAAGAGGTCATGCGCGAGCGCCTGACCCAGGAATTCGCCGCCGCCTCGCGCCGCCGCGTCAAGCGTGCGCTGCTCGACCGGCTCGACGAGACCCATCGCTTCGAGCCGCCGCCGTCGCTGGTGGAGGAGGAGTTCAACCTAATGTGGAACTCGATCAAGGCCGAGATGGAGTCCACCAGCAAGAGCTTCGCCGACGAGAACACCACCGAGGAAGCGGCGCGCGAGGAGTATCGCAAGATCGCCGACCGCCGCGTGCGCCTCGGCCTCGTGCTGTCGGAGATCGGCGAGAAGAACAAGATCAGCGTCACCGACGAGGAGGTCAGCCGCGCGCTGATCGAGCGTGCGCGGCAGTCGCCGGGCCGCGAGAAGGAGGTCTGGGACTTCTACCGCTCCAACCCGACCGCACTCGCCCAGCTCCGCGCGCCGATCTACGAGGACAAGGTGGTCGATTTCATCCTCGAGCTCGCCAGCGTCACCGAGAAGACGATCTCGCGCGACGAGCTCTTCAAGGAAGAGGAAGACGAGACGGCGTGAGGCGTCGCTCGTGCCCCGGACGCGGCGCAGCACGAAGTGATGCGCTGCTGAGCCGGGGCCGTTCCGGACGCATGCTTCCACCTGATGCGTCATGCGCGGGCTTGACCCGCGCATCCACGCCTTGGGACCTTTCCACAGAAAGAAAGACGTGGATGGCCGGGTCAAGCCCGGTCATGGCGATGGGAGAAAATTCGATCTCGTCATTGCGAGGAGCGCCAGCGACGAAGCAATCCAGTCCAGCGTTTGCTGCAACGTCTGGACTGGATTGCTTCGCTTCGCTCGCAATGACGGTGATAGCGCCTTTCTTCGTTAACGATACGCGCCGAAGGACAGCTGCTTACGGGCTGGGCGGCTTTGCGGTCCCCGCCGAATCGGCTTCAACTGGCAGCTTGCGGCGCGGCCTTATGCTCTTGTGGCCGGCCTGCCGGCCCATATCTGTAGTGCCCACCCTTTGACTGCATCACGAGGCGAAACCTCTCTCCAGCACGTTCGAAGCCGCTTTGCACGTTCTGGCCGCCGCCTCCGCCAACCTTCAGGTGAGAAATGCGCGATCCCGTTGAAACCTACATGAACCTCGTGCCGATGGTGGTCGAGCAGACCAACCGCGGCGAACGGGCTTACGACATCTTCTCGCGCCTGCTGAAGGAGCGCATCATCTTCCTGACCGGCCCGGTCGAGGACGGCATGTCGAGCCTGATCGTGGCGCAGCTTCTCTTCCTCGAGGCCGAGAACCCGAAGAAGGAAATCTCGATGTACATCAACTCGCCGGGCGGGGTGGTGACGTCGGGGCTGGCGATCTACGACACCATGCAGTTCATCCGTCCGCCGGTAGCGACGCTGTGCGTCGGCCAGGCGGCGTCGATGGGCTCGCTGCTGCTGGCCGCCGGCGAGAAGGACATGCGTCACGCGCTGCCGAACGCGCGCATCATGGTGCACCAGCCCTCCGGCGGCTTCCAGGGCCAGGCCACCGACATCATGCTGCACGCCCAGGAGATCCTGAACCTGAAGAAGCGGCTCAACGAGATTTACGTCAAGCACACCGGCCAGACCTACAAGGCGATCGAGGATGCGCTGGAGCGCGACAAGTTTCTCACCGCCGAGATGGCGAAGGAGTTCGGCATCGTCGACAAGGTGATGGACAGGCGCCCCGAGGAGGCTGCGTCGGCCAAGACGCCGTAATGGCTCTGCCGGCGTGCCGGCCGTTTCCGAAATGACATCGACCAGACGCGGATGCCGCTAGCGGCGTTCGCGTTTTCTTTTGTGGGGCCGGCAGCCGGCCGGAACCCTGCACCGTCTTGACCCGGTCATCGGGCGGCGCTCATATGCAACCAATTGCACCGGGACGCCTGGACCCGTCATCGATTTGTTGCGGCCCGTTCGAGAGGGCGACGGTCTGGTTTTCATCTCCGGCGCTACGATCCGCCCGGCTGCGGGCCGGCGCGGACTCTTGGAGGGAAGCGCCATGACCGTCATCAGCCGCCTCGCGACCGGATGCCGGATGTTGATCACGCGGCGTGTGACGGCAAGGCGCGGGAGCGCGGTTGTCGCCGCGCTGGCGTTTGCAGCGGCGATGACCGCCGCCGGTCCGGTCTTCGCGCTGAGCAAGGAAGCCGCCGCCGAGAACTGCCGGATGTCGGTCGGCCGGCCGATCGTGCAAGCCTGCATGAAGGGCGGCGGCGGGTCGCTCGAAGCCTGCCGCGCCAAGGCGGGACCGAAGGTGCGCGCCTGCGTGATGGCGGCGCTGAACGCCGCCAACGGCCGCGCTAACGTCGCTATCGCCATCCCGACCGAGCAGGCGCCGAAGGTGTCGCTCGGCACGACCCTGCCGGCCGGTTTTGTGCCGCCGCCGCGCACCATCACCGACATCACCTCCATCCTCGACAACGAGAAGCCGGACCTGAAGGTGATCGAGGAATTGAAGGCGGAGGCCGATGCGCAGCCCACCGGCCAGGAATCGCGCGCGGATCTCGCGCAGTTCTATTTCGACCGCGGCAGCGCCCGCGCACAGCTCGGCCGGATCAAGGAGGCGATCGCCGACGGCAACAAGGCGATCGAGGCCGGCCAGGGCGCCGTCGACGTCAATCTGTACGGCCGGCTGATCCAGTTCGTCGCCCTGCAATATACGACGGCCGGCGATCCCCGGAAGGCTCTCGACCTCTATCGCCGCCAGCTCGCGACTTCCAACATGAAGGGAGCCAAGGGCTATGCGTTCTCGGCCAACCGTCAGGTCGCCATCATCCTGCTGCAGATGGGCGATCTCGCGCAGGCCGAAGCCTACATCCGACGCAACGAGCCGCTGATCCGCGAGGCGCGCACCAGCGGCATCCCGGGCTGGCGGCAGTCCTATGCCATCTACGGCCAAAGCTGGGAAAGCGACATCGAGTACGGCCGCGCCATGATCCTCGAGGCGCGTGGCCAGTTCGCCGAAGCGGAAAAAGCCTATCAGCTCACCGAGCAGCGCAAGCGGGCTTCGCTCAAGACGATTGAAAGCTGGGAGAACCCGCCCTCCGAAAGCCAGATCATCCAGGCCGCCGACTTCACGGTCATGAGTCAGGCGCGCACGAAGGCGCGGCAGGGACGGCTCGCCGAGGCGGAGGTCGATGCACGCCGCGCGCTGCTGTCGCAGCTCAAGGAAGGCGGCAAGTACAATCCCGCGACCGCGAGGTTCGTCATGGGGCTCGCCGACATCATGGTCGAGCAGGGCCGCTATGCCGATGCCGAGAAGCTGGTGCGCGTCGCCATCGACATCAACCGCACCGTCGGCGTCGCGCCGGATGCATTCTCCACGGCCCAGTTCCTGTCGCAGCTCGGCAACATCCTCAACTTCCAGCGCAAGTTCAAGGAAGCGGGCGCGGTCTACGCGGAGATCGACAAGGCGATCGCCGACTGGGAGCCGCAGCGGCGGCAGGCGTTCGAGATCAACGGCTCGCGCATCACCTCGCTTTACGAGTCGGGCCAGATCGAGACCGGCATCGCTGCAGCCGAGCAACTGGTCAAGCGCGCGGCCACCCGCGTCGGCGACCAGCATTTCGACACCGCGTCGGCGCGCGGCATCCTCGCCGTCGGCCTGATGCGCGCCGGCCGCTACGCCGAGGCGATCCGCGAATTCAAGGCGTCGATCCCGGTGATGATGGCCTCGTCGCGCGAGAACGCCGACGACGAGGACACCACGGTCGTGGCGGCGCGCAGCCAGCGCCTGCAGACCGTGGTCGAGGCCTATTTCACCATGCTGGCGCGGGAGAAGAATCCGGCCGACGACGTCGGTGTCGAGACGTTCGGACTGGCCGACGCCATTCGCGGCCAGTCGGTGCAGCAGGCGCTCGCCGCGTCCAGCGCCCGCAGCGCCGCCAAGGACCCGGCGCTCGCTGAGCTGGTGCGCAAGGAGCAGGACCTGACCAAGCAGGTCAACGCCCAGCTCGGCACGCTCAACAACGTGCTGGCGTTGCCCTCCAGCGAGCGCGACGAGAAAGGCGTGCAGGCGATCAACGCTTCCATCAACACGTTGCGCGTCGCGCGCAACAAGGCGCGCCAGGAAATCAACCAACGCTTCCCGGCCTATGCCGACCTGGTGTCGCCGAAGCCGCCGTCGGTGCAGGAAATCCGCGCGAACCTGGCGGACGGCGAGGCCATGCTGTCGTTCTATTTCGGCCGCGACGGCAGCTTCGTCTGGGCGGTGCCGAAGACCGGGCCGGTGGCGTTCGCCGCAGTCGAGGCCACCAGCGGCGAGATCGAGAGCAAGGTGCGTAAGCTGCGCGAGGCGCTGGAGCCGCAGGCGGCGATGATCTCCGACATCCCGCCGTTCGATCTTGCGCTCGGTTACGAGCTTTACGCGCTGCTGCTCAAGCCGGTGGAGGCGGGGTGGAAGCCGGCCAAGAGCCTGATCGTGGTGACCAACGGCGCGCTCGGCCTGTTG